GCCAGACGTACCGGTCCGGACGCATACTCACCCGGCATCGGTTCGACCGGGCGGCATCCGGCTCGTTGTAGTCGGCGGTTTCGTCGATCGCTTCCATCAATCCCTCGATTCCTTGAAATCAGCGCGATTCAGCGGCCATTCGACCGACTGGAAATCAGGGTGGTCCTTGATCCAGATCGTGTGCTCGGCCTCGATCGTGGGCGGGATTTCCTTGATGGCGACCTCACCCGCGATCAGGAAGCGCAACTCGGCGCTGTTGTCGTGCACAATGATCAGCCCGCGCCAGGACAGGAGCTGGCCGGAGACCAGACCGCGGACAGCCCAGCGGCGGCGAGCATCGCAGCCCCCGATCCGGCCGGGCACGCCGCCGATGTGCCGGCCGTCCTGGTGCCCGAAACTGGCCATCGTGAATCGCGAGAAGGGATGAGCCAGCTCCTCGACGGCGGTGATCCGGCCGCTGGGTACCTCCAGGGCGTTGGTGACGTCCTGCCAGTTCGGCACCGCCGGGATGACAAAGGGCTTGGGGGCGTTCATGCCGGCACCCACTTCAGTTGGATGTCGAGCATGTAACGGGCGAAACCGGCCGGGTCGCCGGGGATCTTGCGCGGCTCGGACAGGGCGTTCGCGGTTTTGACCAGTACGGGCGGATAGGTCACGCCACCGGCTACCGGCACCAGCCGGGAGTGCGCCGGCGTCTCGGCGTAGCAGGCCGCGAACACGTACTCGGCCAGCCGTGCGGCGGCATCCCACGGCGGCTTCTTGCTGCCGGTCCGCGTCGCCCAGGTGAAGATGGTGGCGACCGGCTGCCGGAACGGGAAGTCCGGGTGCGGCGAGCCCCCGGTGGTCAGCACCTGGAGGAAGCCGGTGGCCGCCCAGCTCGGCGGCGCCCCCGCGGGCAGCGTGGCGCCGACCGGCGGCTGCGCGGCCAGCGCGGCGACAGCGGGGATGGCGGCCACCCAGGCGATCGCCACCACATCGTTGTTGAGGACTGGTGCTGGCGCGCTCATGAGTAGTCCCGCAGGCGGTAGAGCGCCGGACGCAGGAAGGGCTGCGGATCCACCACATGCCCGGTGTCGACCCCGTGTGAGACGACCCGATGGCCATTCTCGACCGCGGCGGCGTAGCTCGTGTGGGCAGTGACGACCAGCTCGTGGTCAGTGACCCGATGGTCGATGTGGTCGCGCAGGTGCCCGGTGTCGACGGGAGCGAACCGCTTCGCGTCGGCGACGATGTCCGGCCCGAGCCGGGTCTCGAAGAACGTGTCGACCCTGGCGGCTAGTTGTTCGCGCCAGTCGTCGACCATATCTTGGTTCGCCATGATGCTCCTTTTCGGACTCGTGGCGGGTGGTGCGGCCTCTTCGGCTGCTTACGGTGTTGCGGCCCCTCCTGTGACACGTTCGAGCTGGAGCACCCAGTCGCCGGCCGCGACGACCGAGTCTCCCCGCGAGCAGGTGGTAACCCAGAACAGCCGCTGGTGGGTGAGATCGAAGATCTGGTCGTCCTCCTGGAGCACCAGGTCGCCGTTGCAGCGGCCGGTGGTAACCCGGATGGTGCGCGGCACGAGGCCACTCGGGTCGAAGACGCTCTTGGTGCGCTCGATGATCGACATCGGGATCTTGGTGTAGACCGGCTGACGGTCCGTGCCGGCCTGGACTTCATCGCCGTCGGAGTTTTCCTCTGTGGCGCGCAGGATGTTGGCGTAGCAGTTCGCGTTGCCGTACATCAGCCCCACCCGCCTCCGGAGATCGGCTGCCAGCCCATCTCGTGGTCGGGCTCGGCGTCGCGCACCCAGGTCTGTTGCAGGGCCAGCATGTTGCGGCCCCGGCGGTTGGGGTGCAGCGCGCGGGCGCGCTTCCAGCGCAGCTTGCCGATCGCTACTCGGGCCAGCGGAGCCAGGATGACGGCGTCCGGATTGGTGTAGACCGAGGAGACGCCATCCTGTGAGACGCCCTTGACGTCCTGGCGCCCCAGCAGGTCGGGCTGCGACTGCATGAACTTGGTCTGGTAGCAGGTGGCCTTCTTCAGGCGCACCAGGTCTTTCTCCCAGATCAGTTCCAGATCGATGTCGTCAGAATCCAGGTCGGCGTAGAGGTCCACAATGGCCTGGGCTACGGCGATGTCGTTCTCGTAGGCGATCGCGCCGGTGAGATTCTGCACGTCGACGGGAGTGGCCCAGATAGCGCCCATGTGGCTCTGGCCTCCCTCCGTGTGCACTCAACCAGCGTTGTGGATTCGGGGTTCCGGCCCGGCCGGGGCCATTCCGAGGGGAACTCGAACTGAGCCGGGCGTCCGGCCGGGCCGGTGACCCGGGCGCCCGCGCTCCCCGCGAACGAGAGCAACCCGGGACAGGCGGGCCGGCGTGGGACCTGGGGAGAAGCACGCCGGCCCGGTCTCGGGGTCAGTTGCCGACCAGCTCCAGCACGGCGGCACCGAACAGGTTGCCGTAGCCGAAGCCGCGGCGGGCGCGGGCCTTGAGCAGGGCCTGGTCGGAGGTGAACGCCGGACCGCTGTCGGAGTCGGCGTATTTGAACTCCGGGCCAGAGCGCTTGCCGACGACCAACAGGCGGGTGTTCACCACGAACAACAGCGGGTTGCCGGGGGCGCCGGCCGCCCCGCCGGTCGCGGCGGGCTGCCAGGTGGCGGTCGCCGAGGTCTTGGCGCCACGGGAATACCGGATCGGCACCTCCCACAGCATGTCCGGGATCGGGCCGGCGCCGGCCACGAAGATCGGCCGGTTGAAGTTGTCCTTGACCTCACGCACCTGGTTGCGGAACTTGCTGTGCGCGATGATCAGCATGTACTCGTCTTCCCACCAGTCCGAATCCTCCACGAGGGCGAAGACCTCGGAGAAGTTGTCGTAGGTGGCGCCGACGTGCCCGGTGGCGGTGGCGATGTAGTTGTCGTTGGCCAGGTAGCCGACGGTGGCGTCGTTGTTGCGCAGGCTGTAGTACAGGCTGTTGTACGGCAGCGTGGTACTGCCGGTGCCGGCAGCCGTGACGCCCAGCGTCGCGTTGTCGAAGTACTTGCCCCAGCCCCTGGCCCAGTCGACCTGCTTGGTGGACACGAACGCGACCGAGGAGTCCTTCATGTCCTCGTCGGCCAGCGTGAGAATCGTGCCGGCCTTGCGGGCGGTCAGCAGGATCGAATCGTTGTCGTCGCCGGAGAAGTCGTAGACGGTGTTCTTGTCGACGCCAGCCACCGGCACGTCGCCGGTCCGCGGCACCTTCTTGGTGTCGGAGATCATCGTCTCCGGGCGGCCGTAGGTGTCGACCACCGAATTCTTCGCCACCGCCTGGATGACGTCGGAGCCCTGCTCCTCCTGTACCCAGCCTTCAATTGTGGACGGAGTATTCACCGTCATAGCGGTGTGCTCCCTGCGGGAAAGCCGCGAGCGCCGGGCTCGACGGACGGAGTGAATGGGCCGCTCCGTCCGGAGCCGAACAGCACCCTCGCCAGCGCACCGGGGCGCACCTGCGGGGACCCGAGGAAGAATCCTCGAATGCCGGGCGCGTCGCTCGTGGGCCGCGCTTGTCCCGCAGAGTAGCACGCGCGTGCGCTTTCGTGCTAGGCACCCTGACCTGCGGGTTCAGCAGAAAACACCCGGCCCGAACCCCCTGGAGCAGGATTCGGGCCGGGTGCTGGGTAACTGCGTTGGTCGCGCTGTCGGTATTCAGCCTACCCGCTGCGCGCTTGGTTGCGCTGTCCGTACTCCTTGCTGAGCAGATATTCGGCGGTCGACGCGTAGGTCTTCGGGCCGCCCGCCGCCGGGGTGCGGCCGCCCGCGCCGGGATTGATGCGCGGTTTCTTGGTTGCCGCACCGTTGCCGTTGGCCGCAGCCCGCTCCGCGGCAACCGCTGCCGCATCCCCGGTGTCAGCGGCGAACAGGCCGGGCAGCGCGTCCTGGACCAAACTGATCTGCTCGTCCAAACCCAACAGGTCGCCGTCGGCGTCGATCTCGATGTCGTCCATCTCGATCAATCGCAGCACCTTTTTCATAGCGATGCGCGCGGCGTCGGCGTCTGCGGGCAGTTTCAGACCAGCCTCGCGCAGGCCCGCTTCGACCGTGCGCTGTTTGGATGCCGCCTGGGCCTGGGCCAACTGCTCCTGGGCCGCGTCACGCGAGGCCTGGGCGTCGAGAACCAGTTTGCGCAGCTCGGGCGACAGGTCGGCCAGTGGGTCGGCGGATGTCGCCGAAGCGGCGGCGGTCTCGGCGCCGTTGGCGGCGATCGACTTACCCTTGCTGTTGACGCCGGCCGCCTTGCGAGCGCGGCGTTCGCGGACCGCCTGGGCCGCCGCGCGAGCCGCGCGGGCGTTGGCCTCGGTGAGCTGGCGCTGGAGTTCGGCCACCGACGGCTGCTTGGCAGCCGGCTTCGCGCCGTCGGCGTCCGCATCCTCGTCGTCCCCGTCGACATCCCCCGTGTCGGTGAGGTCGAGGTCCAGCCCGTCCTCGTCGACCGGGTTGTCCGGACCCTGGGTCACATCGTCGTCTTCGTCTGCCATCTTCTTCTCTTTCCCCTCGGAATTTGCGGCTGGTGCTGCTGGGTCAGGCCGGCTGGATCCAGGCGGCATTGGCTGTGGTTGCGGCGACAATGCCGTACAAGTCGTGCGTTTGGCCGCCGACGCACGGAATCGGCACGCTGGTGCCCTTGGCGATCGGAAATCCGGTCGCGGTGGTGACGTTCGGGCCGCCGACAAAAATGGTCTGTACCGCGTCGAGGTTGGCCACCAGGATCGCGGCGCCGGAGAGCTGGACGGTGGCGATCAGGGTCGGTGTGACGCCGACCGCGACCTCGCCGTTGAGGAACACTCCCATGTGGATTCCTACGCTTTCTATTAGGCCCGGAAGGTGGTCGGCCGCAGCGCTACGCGCTACGCCCGGAAGGAGATATTAGTCCGGCTGGACGCGTCGGTCGGCGCGTTGCGCACGTCGGCGACCATCTGGGCGATCAACTGCTGTGCGGTGCTCTGGTCGATCGAACCGCCGGCGATAGCGGCGCCCAGGGCCTGGGCCGCCTCGGCGACCTGGAGGACCATGGCGATCCGGGCGGTAAAGCCGGTCGACGGAGCCGGCCAGCCGGCGATCTGGGAGCTGGTGTAGCCGGCTTCCTGCATCACCTGGTCGTAGGGCACACCGATGGCCACCTTGCCGGCGAGCACCTGCCAGCCGGGCAGGTCGTCGATCATCTGCGACTGCGCCCACTGCACGTGCACGACCACGTCCCGATGCCCCATGATGGACATCAGGAATTCCACAAAAGACTCAATGGTGGGTGTCATCACCCGCTTGCGGGCGGCGCACTTCTTGATCAACGGCCCGGTGTTCTCGCGTTGGGTGGCGGCGTTGGGCATCTGGCCCATGGCGTCGTAGAAGGACATCGGCGTGCTGCATACAAAGGACATGAACTTGATGTACTGGAGCATCGGGTCCAGGAAGCCCTTGGGGTCCGCGGCCGCGAGCTGCACGAGCTGGTCGACGTCCTTGAGCAGGTTGATGACGCCGGGCCGGTCCTCCACCACCGAGGTGTGCGCGTCCGGCGGCAATTCGTCGACCATGTCCTCGTCGTAGGCGTTCTGGTCGATGGTCGCGGATTTCTGGAGGGCGAACCTCGCCGGGAAGCCCTGCGCGTCGGTGGTCGCCATCTGCACCGCAATCAGCTTGTTGATGGCGTTCTGCGGGCCGTAGGCGTTGTAGTGCTCGGGTACGCCGTAGGCGTCGTCGTCGGTGGTGCGCAGGTGGAAAATCGGGATCTGGCCGTGCGGATTGGGGACCGGCCATCCCCCGGCGGCCGAGGCGGCGTTCGCCAGGGCCGCCTGCTGCATCGCCGGGGTCGCGGCCAGGGTGGTCGGCGCCGGCCCCAGGGTGTCCGCCTCGGCCTGAAGCGCGGCGTAGAGGTTGGCGACCGAGGTGTCCGGCGGCACCAGCGAGTTCAGGAACGGGTAGCCGGTGAGCAGCTGGCGGCCCGCCGGTCCGAGCCGCTGGGCCTGCTCAATGTCGATCGGCTCGTCGGTGATCTCGTCCAGCGGATCGACGTAGGGCAGGTAGTCCTGCGGTTTCTCGCCGGTCGCGCCGTTCTTAGTGACCAGCTTGACGAGCCAGTGGTCGTAGTAGAGGTTGATCCGCTTGCCCCCGGTGGTGGTCTTGAACCAGCGCGCCGCGAACAGCGGGACCGTCTCGTCCTCCTCGTCGTAGATCACACAGGTGGTGGTCGGGTCCAGCGTCTGCACCTGCACGCCACCGGACCCGTCGTCCCAGGCCAGCGCGTAGCCGTCGCCGTTGATCAGGGACTTCTTCACCCACCGTGGGAAGAAATTGCCCAGCTTGTTCGCGCGCCACAGCTTCGCCCATTCGCGTTGCAGCGCCGCCGCCGCGGCGTCGGAGTCGGCGGGCAGCGTGGTCAGGACCATCCCCGGCGTGTCGGTGCCGCCCGGGTCGTTGGCAACCGGCGCCGCCGAGGTGTCGGCCGGGTCGTCGGCCCCCGGCTGGCCCAGCACCGCGTCGCGGGCCGCCAGCTTGGCCGGGCTCGGCGCGTCCCGGGTCGGAGTGGGAGCGTCGGTGCCGCCCGGCGGCGGTGCGCCGGTCTGGGTCGGAAACACGCTCGGCGCGGCCACGTCCGGGCCGGCGGACAGGGTCGGGTCGGACGCCCCGGTGTCGCCGGTGACCGAGGAGGACAGCGAGTCGTTGATGTAGGGGCTGCGCACGTCGTCGGACAGCGGACGCAGCAGGACCGACTGCACCTCGATGCGGTTGTAGGCCTCGTCGACCACCCGGCCGGAGAAATTGCACAGATAGTCGCTGCCGGTCTCCCGCAGGATGTCGGCGATGTACTCGGTGGCGAAAATCTCCTCGATGTTGCCCTTGTAGAACCGTTGCGCCTGCTCGTAGTGCTGGGTGCGCTCGTTGAAGTGGTCGATCACCCGCTGGATGTCGGCCTGGTACGTCGCCACATCGCGCAGATCCGCCGCTGATGCCGGGTCCTGGCCGGGCCGGTAGTTCTCGTCGCCGACCAAGTCGAGGAAATTCGCGTTCGCGTTCGCTGTGGTCATGTGGTCACCCGCGTCAGCTCAGCGAGCACCTGCGGCCAGCTCTCGAAGCGAACAGCCCGGTCGTCGATGTAAGCCACCGCTGGCAGCTTCCGCCGGGTCACCAGAATACTGTCCTGGTCCTGCCAGAACTCCGGCAGCCCCTCCTCGTCGCAGTAGATCGTCTCGATTCCGCTGCGCTGCCTGATCCACTCCGCCACCGGAGCCGGATCGCGGGTGGTATGCACGAACACAGCGTTGGTGCGCATCAACAGCCGCAGCGCGTCGAACGCCCCCGGGACAGGCGCGTCGTAAATGCTGCCGTCCTGCCAGCCCTTGCTGTAGGCGTGGATAACCCCGTCGAAGTCGACGGCAACGGTCCGCAGGCTCATGCTCACTCGAAAGCCCCCTTTGTGGAATAGCATTCGACGGGATAAGGGAGCCATGAGTACGGATACGGCGGTGCGTAACGCCGCCTTATGCACTCCATTCCGGCGCTGGCCAGATCCTGCATGTAATCGAAAGTCAGCGGCACCGATGGCGGTAGCGGTTGCTGTAGACCGACCGCGCTGGACTGCATTTCGCTTGGGTGCGGAACACCCCAGTTGTAGGTGTTGGCCAGCTCCTGGAGGGCCGCGAGGCGCAGCATTGCCAGGTAGCGAGCGGCAGCGGACTGCTCCCGTGCGAAAGGCTGTTGCTCGGGCCAGACCGGCGGCCGGCTCTGGCACAGTGTCGGCTCGGCGTCAAAGGTGCTCATTCTGTCGCTCTGTTGCCGCACGCGCAACGAACGCCACTGCTCCGCGCTGATCTCCCAGCCCGCACCGCGAGGTGTTCGCGCGGGCAGCGCGTAGTCTGTCGGCCTGTCCGCTCCGTCACGCTCCACAATGGACTGTTTGAGGTAGCACGCCAAATCCAGCGCCTCCTCATAAGCATCGCGCAATGCGTCGCGGCCGTTGTGGGGTTGCAGGCTGGTGCCGTAGCGCTGGATGCCCAGCAGCTCGCGGCAGTCCAGGTCGTCGCGGACCAGGGACTGAATCGAGGGGTGCTCGTTGGGAACGGGCAGCGGCTGTTCGGTGTGTTCGGCACTCATGCGGGGTCCTCGGGAATGGAAGTGGAAGCAGCGGGAGTGTAGGTGAACCAGTTGGTGCAGGTGCGGATTTCGAGCATATAGGCCAGTTGCGCCAGCGGAAGGCCAGAGCTTTCGGCGAAGGCGTAGACAACAGCTTGCGCCAGCTCCGCGTCCGGCAGAGCGACAATAGCGCCGTACTTGACAACAACCGGCTCGTCGGGCGTGGGAGAGGAGGGCAGCGGCGGGCAGGCGACCGTGCGGCGCACCTTCAGCCGAGTCAGGGCGAACGCGCACTCCGGTGAGGAGGGGTAGACGCTTTCACTGCGGATGAAGCGCCAGTGCCGGGTCAGCTCCTCGACGCACTCGGCGACCAGCTCCGCGTCGGTGTCCTGGGCGCCCAGGGTTAGCAGTTCGTCGCGCTTGATCGCGTGGCCCAGGGTGGTGTGGGACGAGTTGCGGAGGACTGAGGCCTCCACGTTGCGTATGCGATCGAGCATCCGCCCTCGGCGCTCCCTGGCCCGAACCGTCACCTCACTCTCCTTCAGAGCTTCCTTTTTGCCCACAACAGCCGCCGTCGCCAGATAATCCGCACTCGCGCGAGTAGCGGCCAGAGCAAGCATATTCTCGTGGTCTTGCTGGTACTTCGCGGCGACACTGGGAGAGAGGGTCTGCTTCGCGGTACGAATTTCGGTCACGCTGTCCTCCGGTAGTTCGCGGTACCCGCGTAGGCGCGCTGCTCCACGCGTGGGGCCGCACGCTTCTGCTTGCGCTTCGGGTCCTTGTAGAGGAAGAAGTGGCACCCTGTGGACGCCGCGTCGACAGTGTCGTCGTTGGCGGTCTGGGGGTAGGCCAACTGCTCCTCCTCCAGGGGGACGAACTTGTCGGCGTGCACCACGCGCGGGTCGAGGTGCTTGTAGTAGCCGGCCAGCCTCGCGATGCGGGTGTCCTTGGGCTCGGACTGGGTTTTGACTTGGACGTGTACCGGCAGCTCCAGGAACGGGTCGGAAACGAAGTCGTGGCCCTGGTTGGTTTCGATGAGAATGGTGTCGATCTCGGGAAACCGCTCCAGAATGGATAGTACGTAGAGCTTCAGCTTGTGCGGCCGCATTTTCACGCGGTTGGCCCAGGCGACCTCGCACCGTGGGTGCGGCCCCGGTGGTAGCAGCTCGTCCGGCGCCGTGGGTGCGGATATGGATTCCGGCGGGGAAAGGGAAGCGCCCCAGCTCTGGTTGCCCGGAGTGCCGTTGTCGCGGCGCTGCTGGTGCCGCTGCCGGGCGGCCGTATCCCGATCCGTGAACGTGGGGTCGAAGAGGCTGCCCGCTGTGTCGCGGGCGCCGGGTGGAGCGCTGGTGGGTCGCGAGCGCCGGGTGCTGGTCGCGGCCAACAGGTGGGCGGGGATGAACTGGCGCAGGTCGGCGTAGAAGGCCTCGCGCTGGGCCTGTGAGGCACCGGGGGGCAGGCGGCGGCCCCGGCGGGCGGCCGCGCGGCGCAGGAACTCCTCGGCGGTACGGGGCTCGCCCTGGACGCTGCTCTCGGCCGGCACCCGCGAGTAGAGAAGGGCGCTGTCTCGCGGGTGCCGGCCGAGAGCAGCGGTGGACAGCCGTTGGGCTACCTCCTCGAAGGCCGCCTCCGGGTTGGCCGGCTGGTAGCGGATCACGGCCAGGCCGGTGTAGTCAGAGGTGGCCGTTGCCGTTACCGCCGGGTCGATGGACAGGATGGTGCGGGTGCAGCCGGCCAGGCGGGTGTAGGTGATGTCGCCGGATTCCCAGAAGTCCCCGTCGCCGACCGGATTGTTCTGCATATTTTTCATAAAGTCGTTGGTGCCCAGGCGGGGACGCAGTTCTTCTACCGGCCACTTTTCCGGCCACAGAGAGACGAGCTCTCCATCGGAGGGATTGATGGAGAGCGCGGGATAGTAGTGCCCCCGGAAGTTCTGCTCCCTGATCCAGTCGGCCACCAGGGCGCCGTAGCGATGTGGGTTGGTGGGAGTGGGGTGCTCGGGGGCGGTACCGGGGTTCAGCACGGACTGCACCATGTCGTGCATGATCGACCCGGCCATCGTGACGGTGCCGACCATCACCACCCGGGCGAACTCGTTCAGGTAGAGGATCTTGTCGCGCAGCCGGTTGACGCCCTTGAGCTTCATCGCGGTGGAGTATTTGTCCTCGGACGGCTCGATGTCGTCACATACGATCAGGCTCGGCCGCTCGTTGGAGCTGTTGACCAGACCGACAATCTTCCCGTCGATGGTATGCGCCTCGAAGGTGAAGCCGGACTCGGCCACGTAGGCGTTCTTATTGTCGTTGACCGCGTTTCCATTCGCCCTGCGCGCTGGCGTGCACAGTTCGGGGAAATCCTCGCGCAGGGCGGCGTTGTTGTCGATGTTGTCATGGAACTTCGCCAAGTGCTTCTGCACCTGGTCATCCGAATCCGAGAACGCCGCGATGAAGCGCTGGTGGCCGTGCGCCGCCGCCCACAGTGGGAGGATGGTAAATACCAGGGTACTTTTCCCAGCCCCGCGAGGGGCGATGTAGCAATCGCGGTCCTGGCGGGTGGTGCTGGCCGGGAACGCCCATTCTTCGCCGGCAATGAACAGGTCCACATGGAACTGGCAGAGCGTGATGCCGCCGTGTGAATCGGGAATACCGCTGCGGGTGAGCGCGTTCGGTGAGTCCAGCACCAGGTAGTGCGGGACGTAGAGCAGCGCCCAGAGGAACGGGTCGTAGCGGGTGGCCTCCCGGCGGCCGGCGGTCGAATCCAGCGCCCCGGAGGCGTACAGGCGCCTGAGCAGGCGGAACTTCTGCTTCAGGAAGGCTCTCGGGGTCGGATTGCCGCTGCCGGTGAGGCTCAGGCGGGGGGCGCCCCCGTCCTTGAGCAGCGGATTCGCGCGGGTGGTGGTGATGGGCGCAGCGGGTGCGTAGGGCGGCTGGGCCTGCCTGGGCGCTGCGGGGCGGTCTGGCTGCGGATGTGAGGAGGCGGAGCCGCTGGTGGTACGCCGGCGGCCGGTGTGGCCCGAGGAGGACACCTGGGCCGGGGGTGCGGGAGATTCCGCGCCGCGCCGCCGCGCCCGCCGGTCGGCCAGGCGAGTGGGTCGCATCGGGCCTCCTGGTGGGCGGTAGTGGAGCGGCGAGCCGCGGTCGGGTGGGTATGGGTCAGCAGCGGTGCGTTACACCGCTGTTCGGCGCAGTGTAGCGCACGAAGGCGCACGTGCGGGCTAGTCGAATTTTGGCGCCCCGGCCAGGATGCTGGAACAGGGGCACGCCGAGCCCACCGCCACGCCCAGTTCATGCAGGATGCGGTGCCAGAGCAACAGTGTGCCGCGGGGCATGGGTGATTCTTCCGCATTGTGCTCGACAGCGCGCAGCGCCTTGACGGCCGCGGTGACATTGTTGCGGTGCGCCACGGCCAAGGCTTGGTGCGGCAGCAGGAGGGAGGATTCGTCTGGCGTGGTCTGGATTCGCTGCCGCAGGTTCGCGCAGATCGTGTGGGTGATGTGTTCGAGCCGCAGCGCGAAAGGCAGCAGTGCACGGCTGTCACGCTGCGCGGGGATGACGGAGGCGCTCATCGGACACTCCTGTTGATCACATGCAGCGCTGAGGTATTCGGGTGTGCGTCCCCGCCGGCCAATAGGCGGGCGTGGGTACTTGTGTTAATTCCTAAATTAATTTCATGAAGATTAGCGCACATACCGTCTATCTCCTCTGGCTTGATAGCGCCGGGGTGTTTGGCTGCCACCTTGCCTAGTTCAATGCGGCAGCGGTTGAAGTCTCCCCCTCGGCCCCAGTCGATGAGGTCCCCGCCCTTGCCGCCGATGGACCAGTAGCGCCGCAGCGCCTCGGGCATGGAGCCGTGGGGCCGGGATTCAGATTCAGCTCTACTCATGGAAGCGTACTATACCTCCTCGAAGTAGGGCACATTACATTTTCACCACAAAATGCTCAAAATTAGCAAAACTCACTGAAATGCTAGCAATTTCAGCGTTCCTTCCAGCACCCCACTCCCAAGATCAATGGACACCCCTAAATTTGATCTTTACCATCTTGTGACCCCACCGGCGAACCGGGTAGGGTACATTCGTGCTGTCAGCCAAGCACCACCGACCAGGGGAGTTCACATGGACGCCAAGACCTACGCAGAGGAGAAGCCACGGTGGACCGTGGCCTACCGCACCACCCGCAACCGCGGAGTCTTCCATCGCGTCTCCCTCGAACTCACGTGGCATCAAGCCGTGGACATGGCCACCTACCTTGTCAGGGTGCTCGACACGGCCGTCTGGTACGTCCCCAACCGCCAGGCGGAGTTGGACGGCTGGACCGCGATCGAGGACGTGCAGAACGTCATGGTGGACTCCGGCCGCCGCGTGCGCATCGCTGAGGATGGCGTGCTCCCGTTCGACACCAACCCGCCGGTCGCCCTGTGGTCGGAGGCCTCCGGCACACCCGACCCTGTCAGCCGACCCGCCGACCCGTTCGCCACCATTCCGAACGCCCACAGCGCCTACAGCGACCCTGCGGTCCGGTCCGCGATCCGCGAGACTGTCCGCCAGAATTCATGGCCGCTGTGACCGGCTCTGGCCTCACGGCCTACGGCTGGATTCAGGTCGACCCGAATGCCTGCCCCGACGGCTGCTCCAACTGCGGAGGCTGCTCTCACCTCCGCTGCACCACGCACGAGAACTACTGCCACTGCCCCCAACCCGACCCGAACACCGATTTCCGTCCTACCGGAGGAGCGACCGCATGACCAACCTTCTGGACTGCGGACACGTCGCCGTGCCGGACGGAATCGGTACCGGCTACGCGACCGACCCCGACACGAACACCACTCTGTGCTACTCGTGCGCCGATAAGCGTGAGCGCGCTGCCATGGCGAACGCGACCGCTTTCATCTGCTACGTGTCCACCGACGCCCGCACGCTGACCACCTGGTCCGGCGGATCACTGGCCACCATCGACCACACCGACACCAACCAGCCCGGCAACCGCCGGTGCACACCCACCGGCGGCTACTGGTCCCGCTACGCCTGGCATGCGACCGATCCGGCTGGCAACCGCTGGTACGGCGTCAACGGTGGCCCCGGAATGTTCATCCGCATCCGCAGAATCAAGGGAGCCACCGCCATGAGCGACACCGACGTCCGCCTCTACACCGCAGTCAAAATCGTGACCGAAAACGACACCAACGGCAATCCGCGTCGCGGCTGGCTAATTCACGCCCTGCCGGCCGGCGGCCTGGTCGGTTTCGCGGCCGATAACTACCGCGGCCACGTCGCGCTCAGCACCGCGGCCGCCATTCTGGCCGGCAACCAGCACGCTGCACAAGCCGGGCGTGTCAACGGTGCGATCGAATCCACCGGTCCGAAGGGAACGGTCCGCATCATCGAGCTGTGCGAGCTGGACGTGCGTCCGATGGAGTACCGCTTGGCCTGCCAGATGGGCACCAAGAAGGACGCCTTCTACGACCCGAAGCTGACCGCCGAGGAACAGACGCACAGGCAGTTCTGACACGCGAATGGTGCGTAGCACCACGAGCCTCTGACCACAGTCCAGCGCGCGGCCGGCAGCGTCCGCCCGTTGGCTCGGTAGCCAGAGCCACCGAACCCACTCACCAGAGGACTGATACGCATGTTCGCAACTGATCTCGACACCGACACGCTGGAGAAGGCCGCGCGCGAGGCGTTGACGCGCCCGTCGGACTTCGGTTACTTCGGAGATCTGCCCCTGTTCGAGTCCTGGGGATTCGTCGGCGGCCAGAATGCCGCCTCGGGCACGGTAGAGCGCAGCAACTACCGCGTGACGCTGGCAGAGCTACAGGGCCGCGCCACGCACGACGACGGCGACCGGGCAGAGGACCCGTCCGAGTACGTGCAGGAAGTGCCGGTCTCCGATTGGCTGGTCGGCAGCGCCGATCACCTGGCCGCCCGGGTGCTGATCGACCCGGACGGACCGGTGGAAGCCGAGAACCTGACCGCGACGTTCATCCGTGCCACCGAACTTGCCCTGTCCCTACAGGACTACCCCGTGTTGGACGAGTCCGACTGGTCCGAACTGGAGTCCGAGGAGCAGGAAGCGGCTTGGGATTCGTGGCTGAGCACGGTGGTTCTCGATGACATCACCGAACACTTCGGAGTCGACGACATCGACGAACTCACCCTTGCCGCGTCCGACACGAAGTTCGACAGCTACAACAAGATCAGTGATCTGTACTCGGACACGAACGCGGAAGCCGTCCGGGAGGCCTACTACCGCCACGATTCGACCGAATGGGTAGAAGAAGGCACCTCGTTCTACAACGCACGGCATGAAAACGTGGTGCGGGACCTGATCGAGCGGCTGTTCGTCCCGCGCGCGGAGCAGATTGACAGCGCCCACTCCACGGCGCTGGTCGAGGACACCGACCGCACCAACGGCCCAAATCAGCTCACGCTGGACGTGGCGGAGTGACAACCGCCGACACGCTCGATCGGCTGTTCGAGCGGTTCCGAGTCGACGCTCGTGTGTCCACGGTGGACGTCGGACCGACCTATACGCGTTACGCCGTCTCCCTGGGAGACGGCGTAGCCGTCGAACGGGTGATCCGGCTCCAGCGCACGATTGCCGTTGCGACACAACAGGAAGCCGCGCGGGTGACCGTCGGCGCCGAACTGGCGGTAGAAGTCCCAAATGTCACCCGCCGGATCGTGCCACTACACCCGTTGTCCGGGCCGCCGCTGACCGTGCCGGTCGGCGAGACTGTCCAGAACAGACCGATCAAAACCGACCTGGCAAGACTCCCCCACCTGTTGGTGGCAGGATCGACCGGATCGGGTAAGTCGAGTTTTCTCAACGCCGCGCTGTGCACGCTGCTAGCCCAACCGCCGGACGCGGTCCGGCTGGTCCTGATCGACCCCAAACGGGTGGAGTTCACGCCCTACGCCGCAGCACCGCACCTGTGGTGTCCGGTCCTGACCGATACCGGCGAGTCCGTCACCGCGCTCGAACAGTTGGGTGCGGTGATGGAGGACCGGTACGCCGCACTCGCCACGGCCGGCGCGCGTGAGGTGACCACCGAGTTCCCGCGGATCGTGGTAGTGGTCGATGAGTTGGCAGACCTGATGTTCGCCGACCGCAAGCGGGTGGAGGCAGCCGTCGTACGGATCGCCCAGAAGGCCCGTGCGGTAGGCATTCACCTCGTACTGGCCACTCAGCGCCCGTCGGTGGACGTGGTCACCGGTCTGATCAAAGCCAACGTGCCGGCCCGGGTGTCGTTCGTGCTGCCCTCCCAGATCGACTCCCGGGTGGTGCTGGACCGTACCGGTGCGGAGCATCTCCTGGGGCACGGTGACGGTCTGTTCTCCCCCGTGGCCGCGCACGCCCCCGTCCGGTTCCAAGGCGCGCTGGTGACGGACACCGAGGTCCAACAGGCTGTCCGCCGCGCTGCCTACCGCTGGCCCGCCCCCGCGGCCCACACGCCCCGCCGCACACTCGCCGACGTGCCAGAGCCCGTCCTGTCCGCTACGACCACCACCGGTGCCCTCACGGCCGTCTGCGAGGCAGTCTTGGCTTGGGCCAGCATTACCGGCCGCACGATCACCCGACGCCAGGTGCACGAGATGGCGTCCACCCTGCTGGCCCGCCGCTCGATCCCGGCCGTCCCGCCGGACGCCTGGCTGCTCCCCCTGGTAGCCCAGCAGGCCGCTTCCGTCGGTCTGGCAACCGCCTTCTGACCCGCGTTCCCACCGACCCCCGGCCAAACGGCCGGGGGTTTCCGCGTGCCCAGAAACGGACAAATAGTACAAGGGCAAAACGGACGTTTAGTACAAGTCAGGCGTCGGTCAAATCGGACATTTTGGATAATCCAGGTATAGGTCAAATCGGACGTAGCGGAAGTCGATCAAGAGCGGCGGCGCCCGGATGGACCGAGTAATATGTCCTTTATACTAAGTTTATAAGCGCTAGCGCTGCCTAGATATGGAAATTTTTAATTATCAATTAAGTACTTTTAGAACTGTCCACATTGAACATTTTTATTGCCTGAATAAGATAACTGGAGCAAAGGAAGCGCGAAAACGCAAGCGACCATCTGACAGGGTCCTGAGTCTGCGGTGCATATGCAATACTGCATGCAGGGAACTCTGTAGCTAAATGTCACCTTCTAGATACGAAGCAGCACGCATAGCGTTGTAGGCGCTGTTGTTCAGGAATCCGATAGCCCTGTTGCAGCTAACACACAGCCAGCCTCTGAAGACCGAGGTCTGCGGATGTTCGTCGTAGCACGGAGGAGTCATAGGTCTTTCGCAGATTCCGCAAGGCTTGCCTCTCATCTGGTCTCTCTGCTTGACGGTTGCTCTGTAGCGCCTCCTCCACATAATCATGCACGCTCGACAGGCTCTCGTCGACACCATGCGCTCCGTGCCACCGCACCTAGGGCAAGCAGCACCCTCGAACGTCTCGGGCTCAGCTCCGCCTGGGAGACCTCCCATGCACACCAACCTCTCTGAAAGTATATCTACGGCAGTATAACACAATTACCAGAGCTTCGACAGTGGCTGCTTGCTCTAAAAAGCACATTGAGTTTATCTCCGCGAGCATTTATCCAAAGTAGTCTGGCCCTCCTTTTCAAGGAGGGTGGTTTCTCCTTGGCCTGACCCTCCTTTTAGGACAGACGCTTGCTGAGCACCTATGTCCAGGGTGGTCTGGCCCTCCTTTTAGGACAGACGGTACAAAGCGGACAGGCAAGATCATCTGGCCCTCCTTTTTCGAACAAGTGTTCGAACGGCTTACTCGAACAGGTGTTCGGGGTCCCACCGGGCCACAGTCGCGGGCCGGGCGGCCCAGTCTCGAACGCCGAGCATCCGCATCCGTACGGCGCCGACGGGGATGCCGGTTGCTGCCGGCTGAGAGGGCCGTGGAACGCCTGGGGGGAGTTCCCGGCGGTTCTCTGCTCGGGAGCGGATCTCGGCCGCCCTGGAGGCGCTGAGGGCCTTCAGCTCGGGCAGGAGGTTCGCCACCCGCAGATCCTCGGCTTTGACGTGCACGTTCGCCGTCTCCAGGCGCTTGGGGGCGTCCGAGCCGATCGTGTCGGCGACCCGCTTCAGGAGCGTGGCGAGCGTCGTGGCGGCCTGGAGCACCGGCTTGGCGTCTTGCAACGGCGGAAGATCCGGGTCGGTGACCCACTTGGCCAGCGCTTCGTCCCATCGCTGCTGGTAGACCACCCGGCCCTCGCTCACGTACGGGTGGTCGGCCCGCAGCACGTCGATGACCTTCTCGGTGGCCTCGTCGAGCTGGAGAAGCGCCAGCTCACGGCGCTGGTCGACGGTCTTCCAGGGCACCAGCTCCAGCGCCTGGCGGTACAGCAGCGAGATCGTCGACTGCGCCAAACCGAGCTGCTTGGCGATCTGCTGTTGCGTCAGACCGTCGACCATCAGCTCTCTGACCTGCTCCAACTGTTCAGCTCGACGGTGCGTCACCACAACCGTGTTGCCCTTTGGTCGTCCAGGTCTTCCATGTCTATCAGGAACTTTCGTACCATCCCACTTCATAAATCCCCCACTATATCATAGTGATATCACATTATCGATTTTTATCGATTTCTTATGCAAATGCCAGTAAAGTCCGATTTATACACATTTTTCATTACTCTGCGCTCAACTACTCACAGTCACGTGATCGACACGTAACCGCTGTAACCGCAGTCCTGGCGATTGAAGAAAATTCTCTCTCATTAGGCTTGAGTGGGCATGCGGTTACAGCGGTTACATCCCTGGTCAGCTCGTCTCACGCCGCATCCGACCCGGTGTGCCAGCCAGTTCGATCGACACCCCCAGCCGCACCCCGGACCACGCCTTGACCGCCACTCCCGGTGACTCCGACTTTCCATCCCCGTAGAAGCTCAGCGTGGTCGAGTCCGGCCGTACCGCACAGCGCCGAATTCCCGGCCGGCTGAACAGCGAGTGCCCCTCGAACCTCGACGCGATCAACTTGGCCGACCAGACCTTGTTCCCCTGCACCTGCTGCCAGTCGTTGAACGCCCGCTGAAAATCTCCTACCGGCACCGCCGATCCGCCGGTCACCAGCACGTTCTCCTGGATGAACGCCATGACCTGATCAGCGCTCTCCCGCCAGGAGTTGGTGGCCATCGCAACCGCGGGGGGCATCTCCGGTGTCCGGCGCCCCCGCGCGTACCACCGCACCGCCTGTTCGACGAGGGTGGCCAGCACCGCCTCCCACTGGCCCTGGGCGCCCGTTTTCATGCGCTGGCGGATGCCGGGGTCTCCCGGCCGCTCCAGTGGCCCCTGCATCCGCGCGCCGGGATCGACGTAGGTGTAGGGAAACGGCACCAGCACCAGACGCCGCCAGGTGCCGTGATCGACCTCCGACACCACCGGTAGCGGGTTGGTGTTGATCACCAACGAGTGCGTCGTCTGCCACGTGACGTTGTCCCGGCGGATGGCCCGGGCGGTGATGGTCTCGGTACCGACCAATTCCTTCAGGGCCGCCACGTTGAGGTGGCCGCCCTCGTCCAGCTCCTCCAGGATGGCTAGCCGGGCACCGCGCAGGGGCATCTTCTCCGTCGAGTGGTCGCTGGGCGAGCCGAACAGCGCTTTTCGGGACAGCGTGATGGCGTAATCGCCCAAAGCGGATTTGACCGCCGACATGATGGTGGTCTTGCCGTTGGCGCCGTCACCCTGGAATATCGGCAGGCGGTCGTCGTCAGGTGTGTAGCCGGTAACCGCCTGCCCGAGCCGGGCCAGCGCGTACTCGCGATCATCCTGATCCAAAGCCGTCAGTGCGGCCTCCCAGTCGGCGTGCCGGGCCTGCGGCCGGTAATTCACCGGCGTGTGCTTGCGGACGCGCCGGATCGGGTCGTGCCCGTGAATCTCTCCCGTTCTCAGGTCCACCACTCCGTTGCCCACCACGAGCAGGTCCGGATCGGCATCGAAGGCCGCCGCCTCGGCCCGGACGAGCGGGTTTCCTCTGGCCAGCGCCACCAGCGGCAGCATCAGCTTGCGGCCCAGTCGGTCCCGCCAGCACTTGGCCACTGCCGTGCGCGCCTTGACCGCTTCCTCCGCCTCACCGTCGATCTGGGCGGCCGTGCGGTCTTTCTCGGCTTCCAGGTAATTCAGCCGGAGCCAGCCGTGCACCGCGTGCTCCACGTCGACGTCGTGCACATCCGCCCACACCCGGCCGTTCCACTTCAGCCAGCCGTCCGCGGGCGTCCACAGGTAGTGCCCGGCCAGCACTTTCTCGACCACCTCGGCGGACAGGGCCTGGTCGGTGAATCGGCCGAACGATGCGGGCGCCCCTTCGCCGACGCTGGCCCCGGACTCGACCTGCCGCTGCGCCTCCTCGGCGAGAAGCTGGTCCTCCTGCGCCAGCGTCCGCATCCGTGCCATCCTCTCGGCCCTGGCCGAAACAGGCACTGCGGCCCCGTTGATCTGCCGGCGTTCCCGGCGCAGCGGCCGAGCCCGGCCGACAGCAGCTCCCGCGGGAGCTGCTGGGTGTGGCGAGGAATTGGAAGCCGAAACCGGAGCTGACAGCTCGATCACATACTGTCGATTCACCACTCCGTTGCCGAAGAACAGGAAGACGCAGTTCGCACCCAACGGGCGGTGCCGGCTCATGCGCTGGTTCCAACGGGCGTTCCCGTGCTAGGATTTACAGCGGACATGGCATCCGTCCTTTCAGCGTGCTCGGCACACGCGATTCAGGCCCCCGCACCGCTACCCGGTCGGGGGCCTGAGCCTATCTCACGCCTCGATCAGCGGAAGATCTTCACAGCTCGGAGCCCGAATCAGGGTCTGGACCAGCACCATAGAGACAACCGAAGGGAGCTGGTTCCTCGCGCGTCCGGCGCTTCAGCGTCCAGTCGGACGCGTAGGGGCCGGAGCCGTCCCAGGGACGCGCGCCGCCGGCCCCCCGGCCGTTCCGACCTTCCACTGCGGCCCGGCGGTCCAGTTCGGCGGTTGCCGCGCGCAGCTCGGATAGGCGGGCGACCTCCAGCTCGTCGAAGTCCAGACCGGCGGCGATGTGGTCGGACAGGTCGGCGTGGCGGTGTTCCGGCGCTGGCAGCAGGATCTGGATCCCCAACGCCGGCCAGTGGCCGTGCCGGATCAGGCCCAGGCGGGTGCGGTAGGCGTGCCGCAGACCGGTCGGGTCTCGGTCGGCGACAATCACCACCTCCGCGCGGGCACAGCCAGATTCCCGCAGCCGGTCCGCGCGAGCGAACCAGGCGAGCATCCCCGGCGTCCAGCCGCAGCCGTGCGATGCTGCGGCGCCCAAATGTGTGGTGCTGGCACAGACGTCCCAGCTCACCCGGGCGGCGTCGGCATCCTTTTCGCCCTCGCAAATCAGAATGCGCTGCCCCTCCCAGACCGCGGGCAGCAGCTCGTCCAGCGCGAAGGGGATCGAGTCCGCCCCCGGGGGCTTGGCGTGGGTCCACCACACCCGACTACCAGACCGCTGCTGCTCGGCGGTCTGGTAGCGATACTCGTACTTCTTACCCAATGACTCGCCGGTCTCCCGGTCGAACAGCAGGATCTTCTGCTTCCAGAACAGAACCGTTCCGTCCACATTGACGTACGGCCAGCTCTCGCCGGCCTCCCGGCGCGGCCTCGGGCGCACGGGCGCCACCTCGCCGCGCCGGGAGTTCATGCCTGGGCCAGCCGGATCAGGGCGAGGGCGCAGATCGACTGCACGGCCTCGTGAGTAGATCCCGGCTGGCGCAGGTCGTCCAGATACAGCAGCAGGTCGATGGTCGCCTGCTCCACGCCAGCCGATTCGATACCCAAGGCGGCCACGCGCACGAGCCGGTCGACCTCAGCGCCGTAAGAGGCGGCGAACTGGTCGAACAGCGTGAGGGTGGAGGGTTCGAGGTTGCTCATGTCCGACCCAGCCGACCCAAGACCACCAGCACACAGGCCGGATGCTTGCCTTCCTTGAGCAGGAACCGGACCAGTTCGTCCTGGGGCAGCGCCGCACCACGCAGTTGGCGCAGGATGCGTCCTTTCTCCACCAGCAGATCGACATCCGCGCCGAAGGCCGAGACCCAGGCGGCGGCGCTGTGGAAAACCGGGATTTCCGCCCGACCCTCCATCACCTCGATCGCCCGGCTAGCGTGCTTCCGCCACAACTCGTCGACCTTCTCCGAGGCCGCCTGTCCCCACGGCGAGCGCAGGTTCTCGTCGATCGAGAGTAAGTAATCCTCGTAGAGATACCGGGCCAGCCGCTCGACACGCTCGGCCTCATTCACGGCCTCCTCCTCTCCACGACCACCACGCCGACGGCACCCCAAATCATCCAGACGACACCAAACCCGAACGGATTGAGCAGTGGCTCGCCGGTCAGTGCATACAACACCACCGCAAGCAGGAGGATTACTGTCGGTCCTGGCATCCAAGTCTCGGACCACCATTTGTAGCCACGGTCACGATGGGAAGACTTCACGGCAGCACCACCACATCCGCCGCATCCAAGTCCTCGGCGGTTTCCGTTGTCCAGTCCTCGGGGTCGTCGGGCCGGGCGAACGTGACCTCGCCATCGACCACCGCAGTAATGTTGTAGACGTTCCCGCTCAGCGGGAACCGTAGCCGCTTGCCGGCCGCATACTTGAGTCGACAGGAGCGGCTGTCGCACGGGCGGTGCGGAAACTCCGGCGCGCCAGCGGCGTCACACGAACAGCGCGGCTCAAGATCAGGCATCGAATTTACTCCTTGCCGCCAGTTCGACAACAGCGTCCAAAGTATACGGTCCGAGTGCCGCACGCAGCAGGGCGAAGGTCTCGGGCGGCACGGCGTTCAGCAGGACAGCCAGCGCGTCCACCGGTATGTTCAGCGACTTGCGCCGGCCAGTAAGAACGAGGCGCGAGCGGTTGTAATCGGCGCGGACCGCACAGCACGGCGGGCACGCCTTCTCGCGCAGCTCGGCGTGCACTGCGTAACCGCTCAGCGAACCACAGAGCCGCCCCGGCCCGGCGAGTGTTTCGGTCTGTGTCACCTAACACTCCTCAGCTCGAACGCACCGCCGCAGGGGTAGCCGTCGGGCTGGGTCATCCGACATTCAGTACCCACCTTCGTTGCCGCGCTGAGTGCGCATCGGTTGCAGCGTCCACAGCGGAGCTCTGCCTCTCCTGCCGATGCGGCACCAGCCTCGGAGAGGCGGTCCAGCTCGTTCTGCAAAGCCTCACACCGAGCCTCCAAAGGGCCGACAACGCGCATGACGGCATCGCCCACCTCCAGCGAGGAGCCGGTACGCACATGTCGACTGATGGCGCGGCGTACCGCCAGCTCCACCGCACTCACTGTTTCCAGTCCCATTACTTAATCCCTCCTCCTCGGCTGATATTCTCGGCGCTGGTGCGCAGTCTGTCGTGCAGCTCGCGCACCTCGCGCATCAACTCGTCGAACTGAGCGGCCAGGCGGATGGCGTGCGAGCCGAAGTGGTCCGTGGCCGCTTGGCCCGAATCGGCCAGTAGCGGCAGGGTATCGCGCAGCGCATCCGCCGCAGCCTGGGCGTAGCCGTTGTCCAGCCGCTCGGCGGCGGCCAGCAGGCACGCGACCGTATGCTCGCTGCTCACGAGTTCGACACCTTGAAGTAGTCCCGGATACCGCCCTTGTAGAAGTCGTCAAAATCGAACACCTCGGGCAGCGTCAGCGTTCCCACGACCTTGTTCTGGCTGGCCATGTAGCCGCCTTCGGCGTGCTCGACCAGGGTGTCCACCGTAGCTTCGTCGGTGGGATTGTCGAGGTCCAAGGTGTATTCCGGGTCCTCGTCATACGTGTCATGGAGCGCGACGAGCAGGCGCGCGAGTGCTGTGGCGTTACCGTCGCACTGAAGCCAGAAGTGCCAAGTCTCGCCTTCCCAGTCGTTGTTCTCGGTGAATTTCACGAATGTGCTCACTCGGTTCTCCTTCGAATTTCGTAGTCCTCCAGCAGGGCTTGGGCGAACTCCTCCAGCGTCTCCGCACCGGCGGCGGCCGCATCACCGAGCTTGCGGACGAGTTCGGCCTCGGTGACGTCGGAGTCGGGATTCATGGCGCTCTCAGCAATCCGACAACGGCCAGGCCATCCACCATGCAATCGGCCCAGTCGGCGTTCATCTCCTCGGGCGGCCGAGCCTTCAGCATGGCGGCGGTCGCCTTCAACGACTCGATGGCGGCGGTCCGCGCTCCCGTACCGAGCGGCACGAGCAGTCCGGTGCTGTCCAGGTCCCCTGCCATACGGTCGGCCCAGGTATGGTCGGTGATCCTCAACAACGCGTCCATGTGCAGGGCCACCGCGCTCGCCTGTAGCGATGCGACAACGGCGTCGTGAACGGCACTGCCGAACAATTCACCTCCGCTCGTCAGTTCGCGGATCGCACGCATGTTGTCCAGCGCGAGCCGGTAGTGGGTACGAATCGCTTCCTTGGTTTCCTCGTCGGTCATTTGATCGACCCTCCGTGGGCAATGCGTGCGGCGGACTGGTGGATTTCTCGGTACAGCCGCGCGAACCGGACCTGAATGTGATCGAGTTCCTCGGCCAGTAGCAGGGTCTGCTCGCCGAAGTGGTTGACGGCGGCCTCGCCCGCGGCGGCGAGATTGGCGTGGGCCTCCCGCAGCAAGCAGGCGGCCGCCTCGATGTAGCCGACATTGATCACCTCGGCGGCGTGACTCAGCTTGGCGGCGGTGCTTTCGCTACTCATCTTCGCCTCACCGCTGTTCCTCCTCGGACGCGTCGTCGTCGGCTAGGTGCTGGGTATTAGCCAAAGCATCCTCGGCACTCTGGCGCGTCAGGAACCGCCACGGCGCCATGCCTGGCGCAACAAGGTCCCAGCATGGCTGATGGGAGTGCTCGTCGAACGCCTCGACGAGCTCCCACTGTGGGGCGGAGCCCTGCTTCTCCTCGACATTGTCGACGGCCAGATGCTGGTCGGTCATCGCAGGAAAAGTCGTAGCTGACCGAATCGCAGTCGATTTCCAGCCGAACGTTCGCGTGGTGCAGTTAGCCGGTACGCCCCACATGGCCATATCCAGCTCGGCGGCCTCGTGGTCGGGGTATTCGTATTCCAGGAATCGAATCACACGGACGGGCATCTAATCCTCCAGAAAGCCGGTGCACAGTGAAGCGGATCTCATTTCTGCCGCAGCACGACGACTTCGTCGGCCGCGCGAGTGATGGCGGTGTAGAGCCACTTCGTAGCGTCCCGGCCGAAGGCGCTGGACTCGTCGAAGACCACCACCCGCGGCCATTCCGATCCCTGGGATTTATGCGCCGTAATAGCGTAGGCGAAGCCGAACAGGGGCAGATGGCTGAAGCCCTCGATCTGCATCAGGTCGGCCTCGGGCACGTCCGCGGCGGCGAGCTGGGCGACGGTGTACTGCTCACCGTTGATCAGGCCGAGCTTCGGCTCGTTGCGCAGGCAGACCAGGCGGTCCGCGTCGTCCAGGTCGTCCGGCGCCCGGCCCAGCACCGCGCGCAAGGCGGTGTTCAGGCGCAGACGGGTGGCGTTGCGGCCGCAGATCACCTGGTCGTACTCCAGCAGCTTCTCAGCCATCTCGACGGTGGGGGCGAAGGAGTCCACGTAGTTCAGGCCGCTGCCCTCACGCCAGGAGTCCACGCCGCGAGGGCCGCGTTCGCGCACCCGGGTGGCGAAGTAGTGCACCGATGAGTCCAACGCGAAGCGGTGCGGCTGGGTGAGCAGTACCGTCGGCTTGTAGTCCTCGCCAGCCAGCGGGCTGACCGCCTTGACTGGGGGGAGCTGGGCCGGATCGCCCAGCGCCAGCACCGGGATGCCGAAGGACATCAGATCGGCCAGCAGTTGTTCGGAGACCATGCTCGCCTCGTCGAGGATAATCGCCTCGACCTTCTCGGCCAGTTCCTCCTGGAGCACGAACGTCGGCGAGCTGAGGATGCCCAGCAGCGTCTGGATCCGCTCGCGCAGCTCCTCCTGCTTCGCCTTGCTCCTTTCCTTGGCCAGCAGCTTGGAAAGCCGATCCAGCTCCTTGCGCGAGTCGCCGACCGCCCGGTAGATCAGCGAATGCACCGTTGTCGCCGGCACGCCCTTGTTCCGCAGCACCAAGGCGGCTTTGCCGGTGGGTGCGCAGAACGCGACCCGGGCGGCGACCCGGGCGGCGATGTGCCGGGCCGTTGTTGTTTTGCCCGTTCCGGCATGCCCGAAAAGCGTGCTCAGCGGAGCACCCTTGCGCAGCCGGGTGGCCAGCAGCTCCACCGCCCGGTCCTGTTCCTGGGTGAGTTCTACCGCCGGTCCGGCCGCCGGCCCCACAGCAGCCGCAGCTCCTCCACGGAAAGCCCCAGGCGCCGGGCCGCCTCCGGTTCCGGCACCAGTGTTGTCGAACTCTGGTTGTCCTGATCCAACACCAGGATCCGGTGCGACGGGACTGTCTCTGACTGCTCCGGAACGTGCCATTGTTTGCCACTCTCCTTCTGTCCGATGAGCTGAAAGCGCACTACGGTAGCCTCGGACGCCATCACCACGCCCATCACCCACTGCGGCTCAGCGGGCGGCAGTTCGTAGAAGAACTGAAGCACCTCGCCCCAAGTGAAAATCACGCTTCGCTCCTTTCCACGGCGCATGCCAACAGTTTCAGTTCGATCGAGCGTGCGACAGCGGCCATGCCGGGCCGGCTGTCCTCGTGCTCGGCTAGCGTGCGGATCACCTCGGCGACGAGCTTTTCGACGGACGCACCGCGCCCAACCGCTCCTGCGGCGCGGTGCGTTAACCGCCAGGCAAGGTGCTCCGGCGTGCTGGCCTCTGACACTTCGACGGGAGAAGAATTCAGGTCGTAGGTGTCCCACCGCCGTTGCAGGCGGGCGGTGCTGACGCGCAGGGCGCGCAGGTCCCCCACGAGCTTGCGAGCAAGAGCGGCATTATCCGTCATGGACTGATACTCCCGCCCTGCCGGACCCGGGCCGAGGCTTGTTCCAGGTTCTGGCGCAACTGGCTCATTCCGACCACCGACTCGTGCAGCGCCTGCTCAATAAGGTTGAATATCAGTCCGAACTCCTCGATCGCGGGGAGACCGGCTACGGCCATGAAACCGGCCGCCGCTTTGACGTTGTCGCGGATCTCCGCGAGCAGCTCGACCTGGAGGAAGTTGCCGGCGATCAGCAGACTGTCAGCCGTGTCCTCGGCGCTCATTTAGATCGGACCACCCGTCGCCACCGAATCGGCCGAAGCCTGAAGGTCGACAGCCAGCCCCGCCAACATGGTGGAGCCCTTGTCGAGATACTCGATCAGCCGATTGATACGTGCGCCGTACTTCTCCGTCGCGGGTTCTCCCGCGAGCCCGACGAAGGAAATCACCGTGGACATCCGCTCGATGACCACACCCATCTGGCTGAATGGCACGTTCCATGCGGCCTGTTCGAGTACACCCGCTGTATTCTCGGAACTCATCTAGAGCCAACCTCCCGCAGCCACACGCTCGGCCGCCGTCTGGATGTCATTCTGGATGTCCACCAGTTCATGGGCCGTTGCCTCCAACAGTGCGGCGGCATCGGCGACCCGGCTTCCGAATTTGTCCACCGCCGCCGTGCCGGCCAACGCAAGGGCTTGCAGTGCGGCCTTGACCTCCGTGGAGGCGTTGTTAACCGCGCCGTAAGGAAGGTTGCTGGCGGCCTGCGCCAGTGCTCGGGCGGTGTCCTCGGAGCTCATGCGATCGCCCCTCCCTTGCGGACTCGGCCGGCAGCGGTCGTGAGTTCGTTCAACAGCGTGGTGGCGGAGAGCACCAAAGCGGAGAGATCCTCGTTCAGCGACTGGACATGGGCGCCGAAGTGCTCTCTGGCTGGAGCCCCCGCCAGGTCGATGAAGGATGTCACCGTGGACATCTGCTCGGCCGCCGAAGCCAACTGTTCGGTCGGCACACTGTCCGATGCCGACGCCAACGCGTCGGCTGTGTTCTCGGAACTCATCAGGTGACCGAGCCTCCCTGTTGGACCCGGGCGGACGCGGCCTGGAGATCGCTCTTCAGGCCGTCCATCGCGGATGCCACGGCGCTCAGCTGTTCGGAGATCGCCGCCGCCCGGCTGCCGTAGCTCTCCACCGCCGGTGCGCCCGCCGCCGTCAGCGAGCCCAGAACGGTGTCCATGCGCTCGGCGCAGGCAACGGCTTCGGCGGCGGGAATGCTGTCGGCAGCCTGCTTCAGAGCACTGGACGTATCCTCGAAACTCACAGAGTCCTGCTTTCTTGGTAGATAGCGATTTATCGACGCCGGCCGTCGGATTGGCCGGTGCGTTGGTGGTGTTCTTGGGCGAGCTGGTAGACCAGTGACACGCCGCGCAGGCGGGCCTCGGCGCGCAGGCGGTCCAGGTCGGTTCGGGCGAACAGCGGGCGGCCGGCCACGAGGTGCCGCGTGACGATACCGTCGGCCAGCCAGCGGTAGAGGGTGCTGCGGGAAACCAGGAGGTATCGGGCAGCGTCGGCCGCCGACAACCACTCTGAGTAGATTTTCGCCGCTGGCCGATCCATCAACCCTCCTCTCTCGCCGTGGTGTGTCAATGTACACACATGCTCCGGCCGCGTCCAGCCGCACGAAACCGCACGCGAGTGCGCGTCCGTGTGAGAAAAGTTCGCCGACGCTGTTACCATTCACGGTGGACGCATGCTGCATGACCTGCACCGATGCGAGAGGGAGGGTGCGGTGGCCGCCGCTGTTTCGATCTTGTCAGCGCTTCTGGGAATAGCTGTAACGGTGGGCATCTGGGCGGCCGGGCGGGTGGATACTGTCAGGCGGGAGAAAGACCAGGAGATCGCCGCATGGAAGACGGCGTTCGAGGGTATGAAAGTAGCGCACAGTGAGGTGGTCGATTTGCAACGGAATTCCCAGCAGGCCACGGCGATCACCAACACTGTCATGCTCGCGCTGAAAAGCCAGCTCCCGCCCAGTCCAGCAGGAGGATCATGACTATGAAGATCTCCTGGCGCCCCCGCCGTGACCGGCCGGCACCTGGAACTTCCCCGCCCCCCGCCGTCCCCGCCGAGACGCCGTCACTCAGTGACGAGGCGCGCGCTGCCCTGCGGGCCGCCGAGCAGGCCCAGGCCGAAGCCTCGCGCACGAGCGCCGAGATGGCCCCCATCCTGCGCTCGATCCGCCGGCACCTCGCGCATAACGACATCAAGGACACGATCAAACGTCTGGATATCTATGCGGCTCTGTGGCAGACCGAGACGGATCTGTTGCGGCGCAACCAAGAGGGAGGCGAGAGGACATGAAAGAGAGTGTGGACCGTCTGGGCGACATCGGCAAAGAACTGGTGGGTGCTGTTCGAAGCCTTGAGGGCCGCACCAAGCGCTCTGAGATCGGATTGGCGATTTCTTACGTTCTGATTGTGGTGGACGTCCTGCTGTCGATCTTCCTGGTCGTCAGCTTAGTCAACCAGAGCGATGCCACCCGCCAGCTCCAGCAGGTTCAGCAAAACGGCGCCCAGGTGCGCCAACAGGTCCTCTGCCCCCTCTACCAACTGCTCGTATCCTCCTACTCGACGAGGGCGAGGGACGCCTACCCACAGGGGGCCGCAGCCTATGACCACGCCTTTGCGGTCCTGCGCGACAGCACCAAGATCCTTAACTGCCATTCCTAGCAGGGTGTAGTACACTACTGGCCATCCGACCCGCCGCTCTCGATCGGAGCCTGCTATGACCTCGCGCTACTACGGGCGCCTCCCCAACTCCGGCAAACCGCGCGTGCGCCTGCACCGCGCCCACCTCGCCGTTCCGCATTACCAAGCCCCGCTGGCGCCGGTGGACAATTACTCCCGGTTGCCGGCCGCGCTGTGGGGTATGGACGACAACGACCGACTCGGCTGCTGCACCGTGGCGGACGTCGACCACGAAATCAAGTCGATGGACGACTACGCAGGCAGCCTCACTTTTCCGCAGACCACCAATGCGGAGATCGACACCGTCTACGAGCTGTTCGGTTATAACCCAGCCGACCCCGCCACCGATCAAGGGGCGGAAATGCAGGCCGTCCGGGCGGCGTGGCGCAAGACCGGTTTCGTTTTCGGCGGCATCCGCGACCAGATCGCCCTGTTCGCCGAACTCGATGTCGCCGACGTCGGTCTGATCCAGACCGCCCTGCGCGAATTCGGCGCGATCGGCCTGGGCATCAACTGCCCAAAATCCGCCGAGGACCAGTTCGACGCCGGCAAGGACTGGGTCGCCGTCAACCCCGACGGCGGAATTGTCGGCGGCCACGCGATCGCCCTGGTCGGCTTCGACACCAACTGGCTCTACGTGCTCACCTGGGGCCGAGTGCAGCGAATGTCTTATTCCTTCTGGGCGCGGTATGGCGAGGAAGTCTGGGTATCGCTGTCCCAGGATTATGTGGACAGCACCGCCGGTACCGCAAAGGGGCAGAGACTCTACGGTCTGGGCGCCCAGTTCTTCCTCCTGACCGGACAGTCCAATCCCTTTCCCGCTCCCGTTACTCCGCAGCCCACACCCCCGCCTGCTCCCGTTCCAGGGCGCACAACCGTAGATGCCGAGTTCGCCGCTGACCTGCATCTTTGGCTGCGTGAACGCCATGTGCTGGAAAACCATAAATTGGCGCTGGCGGCCAAGAAGTGGCTGATTGCCATGGATCTGTAATGGACATCGACATCACCGTCTTCTCCTGGCGCCGCTGGCTCGCCGAGCGCAGGCTCATGGTGCGCAACCAGCGCGCCTCTCCCGGCACCTGTGGAGCCTGCGGCAGCTACCTTATGGGCGGCCTCAGTCACGCGCACTACACTTTCCGCTGGTTTCATCTTCTTCGAAGGAAGCGCTAAATGGACCTGCGTATGAACCCCACTACCGGTCAGCTCGCCCAGCGGCTGCCTGCCGCGGCCGGTACTGACCCGGGCTGGTTCGTCTGGGCCTGGGAGTCCAGTACGATCACCACCGACATCCTCGGCGACGCCGACCTGGTCGACTGGGTTCGCGCCGAGGTCACCGCCGTCCCGGACGAGCCAGTCTTCCTGTTCGCGGTCGGCTGCGTCGACTGCCAGCCCGACCACGAGCCCGCGAGTACCCCGTTGGAACGCGAGCGCCACCTCGCCTACCACGCCCCCGGCCACGCGACCGCCCCCTACGCCGTCAAGGCCGTCCACCCGCACTACGAACCCGACGCGGAGCCCGAGGTCGGCGACACGGTCACCTTCTTCGGCTCGACCACCGCTCAGGTCGTCGGCTTCGTCCACGCCGAAGTCACCGCCATCAACGGCGCGACCGCCCAGATCACCGCCGAACACGACCACCGCCTGCTCGTCCCACTGACCGCCCTGGCTTACCTCCAGGACGCGACGTGAGCGGCGAGCACGTACCGATCGGCGGCCGCCTGGACGCCCTGGGCCTGCTCGCCGGTATCGCCGACAGCCAGCACATCACCGCCGCTCTGGTGATCCTCAAGGTCGTGGACACGACAGAAGACGGCATGGAGCCGAATTTGATTATCGCCACCGACCCCGGCACCGACTGGATCGACGAGCGCGGCCTATTGGGCTGTGCCCAGGAGATCTTCCAGCAGGTTCGAGCCGAAAGGATGGAAGACTGATGCAGCCGTACCAGCGCGAGTGGCACGTGGTAGTTGGCAACGAGCCGATTAAGCTCAATGCTGCCGAGCAGTCGTTTATCGTTGTCACCGCAGACGGAGGTCCCGTGACACATCTCGATGAACAGTGGATTCAGGCCGTGCTCAACGCCGCACGGACCGGCAAGCCGATGCCACCGCCGAGCCTGGAGACCGACCCGCAAGGAGCCGTCGGCGTTGCCTATCGAGAGGCGCGGGAGCTGTAATGCAGAATGTGCTGCCTTACCGGGGGGAGGACGGCGCTGTTCGCGAAAGCGGCTACACGGTCGACTTCCACCACTGCTTCGATTTCCTGAGGCCGCGCTTGCTAGGGAACCCAGAGGGCCTTCTCGCCATGCGCGCGTGGCTCGACGCACTTGACCGCGAGCATCAGGCGGCGCAGGCCTACGAACAGGCGAAGCGAGAGGCCTCGGACGACCTGGAGGCTCTGGGCGGGAGATTGCAGCGATGACAACGGTGGCGGTCAGTGCGGATATCCGGTGGCCGGTGACGCTGGCGGGTGCGGTGGGGACAGTGACGTTCCAGCTCATGCAGCCGCTGGTCGACGGTGGGACGGTGTACGGCACCAACGTGACACTGACCGAGACCGTGGAGGCCGGCGACTTTCCGGCGCCGGTGAACCTTCAGGCCGGCGCGGTGTGGGAGGTGACGGTTCAGACCGACGCGTGGCGTGAGCAGTTCGAGGTGTATGTCGCCGCAACGCCCTCCAGCATCACCCTGGCCGCGTTGTTCCAGCTCGCCCAGCCAGCGCCCTCGGCGCCCGCGCAGTTCGTGCCGACCACTCTGCTCGGCGCGCTGAACGGGGTCGCTACGCTCGGCGCCGACGGGGTGCTCATCGAGTCGCAGCGCCCGTTGCTGTGGCAGCTCGCCGAGCGGTACGCCGGGCTGAGTAATCCATCGGCGATTGTGCCCTACTCCGGAAACGACCCGAATAACGCGATCACTCTGGCCAGCGGGACCTACCAGAACCTACTGTTCCACTGCTCCGAGCTGATTATCCCCAACAACGACACCAAGCTCGTCAACTGCGACATTGTCTGTACCAACAGCAACTTCAGCGTGCGGCTGGACGCCAACACTGGCCTGGAAACAGGGCGCTACCTGGAGCACTGCCGTATCACCGGCCCCGGCGCCGCACTGGCCGGTGCGGGATTCCGGGCGCGACTGTGCGAGGTTTACCACACCGGGGACGACTCGGCCCGGCTGGGACGTTCGCACGCCGAACCCACGGTGTTCGAGCTGTGCCACTTCCACGATTACATGCCCGCTGCGAACGCCCACTGCGACGGCATTCAGATCGTCACCTACCCGGCCGCCGACGTGGTCGTCCTGGGCTGCTCGATTACCCTGACCACCGCCCCGGGCTACGTCCGGCCCGGCGGCGCCGGCTACACAGGCGCCCTATTCGTGGACACCGCCGACGTGCCGATCGGCGGTTCGGATCCGGAGCCCGCCCGCCGCGGCGGTATCTGGGCGGTGGGCTGCAAGTTCGTCGCCGAGGACAACTACTCGGTGGTCATCGACGGTCCGAACACCGACATCCGCGACTGCACCCTGCTGCCCGGCTCGACCGCCGTCGAGAGCATCCAGGCCGGCGTCACGGTCACCGGAGGCAACAACTCCGACCTCAATGGCGTGCCCCTTGTGGACACCGACATCGGCGGTACGCCGATCACTCGATTCCTCACCGTTGGCGACCCGCGCCAGACCGGCGGCGGAGGAGGTGCGACCACCTTCGCTGCTTTGACCGACGTTCTGCTCACCAGCCTTGCCGACGGCCAGGTCCCGACCTGGTCGGCCAGCGCCTCGAAGTGGGAAAACAAGACCCCGGCCAGCGGAGGTGGTGCGGGACCGGCGATGTCCATCGTGTCGGGTCAACTCACCTCCGGCAACGTGGCCGCCACCAACACCGCTGGCGCCTTCCTGCCTATCGCTGGGACGTCAGTTTCTATCTCGGCCGCCCTGGGCGACCAGGTCAGCGGACAGTACGGCTTCACCGACGCGTCGGGTGCTGGCAGTTACTACGACATCGGCGTAACGGTCGGCGGCGTGCTGGTGCGGCAGCTCTACAGCCCCGCCTTCCCGGCCACCAGTAGCTACGAAGGTATGCCCGGCGCGCTGCCTGACAACCCGCCCGCATTCTTCGGCCCGGTCGCGCCGCGGTGGTTCACCGTCACCTCGGGCGACCTGGATTCCGGCGGTGTGGTGACGTTCTGCCTGTGCCGGCGCTCGACGGGCTCGGGCTCCCTGCTGATGAGTGCGGATATCCCGGTGACCTATTCGCTCTACAACAACCACCACTAGGGGGCGACATGAGGCATCCTGCCTTGGAGAGGCATCTCGAACAGCGCGCGGCCAGCGCACAGCTCCGTGTCGCCGACGCCATTACCGCCTTCGCCGGGTCGATGAATTTCGTCTACCTGCACGTGATGGTCTTCGCTGGCTGGATGCTGTTCGTCGAGCGCAACCCCTGGCCCACCCTGACCCTGGTCGTGTCGCTCGAAGCGATCTTCCTCTCCACATTTGTGATGATCGGCCAGAACCGCGCTGCCGCGTTCCAGCAGGCGAAAGCTGATCACGACTTCGAGGAGCAGGAACTCGAACTCAAGACCAACACCGAACTGACCCGTGAGATCCATGCGATGACCGTCGAGCTCCAGCGGCGCCTGCCAGTCGGCGGTTCGTGATGTTCCGCACCGGCACCAAGAACCCATACGCCGTGTGGTGGTCGGACGACGCACCGGGCAGCACGGCTGACGATGCTTTTGTGTGCATCGCCATGTCTCCATTCGCAACAGAGGTCATCGCGATTGCTCTGAACGACAAGCCGAGCTTCGCCTCGTCGCGTAGCCGGCTGATCGATTCTGCGCCCGCTGTACCGCGCAGGGAGGAGTGATGCTGTACGGCCTCCTACTGGCACATTTGGTCGGCGACTACCTTCTGCAAAGCCACTGGATGGCTACCGAGAAGACCAAGCGGTGGTGGCCAGCCTGGGCGCACGCCCTGACCTACGGGCTCCCGTTCCTGCTCGTGACCTGCTCGCCGGTGGCACTGGCGGCCATCGTGATCACGCACGCGGTGATCGATCATTACCGACTGGCGCGCTACGTGGTGTGGCTCAAGAACCTCATGGCACCAGCCGAACAGCGGCACCCGTGGCGCGAATGCACGGCGACCGGCTATGCGGCCGATGTCCCAGCGTGGCTCTCGACGTGGCTGCTGATCATCGCGGACAACACGATCCATTTGGGTATCAACTGGGCATCGGTGAGGTGGCTATGACCTATCTATTTGACGGCATCAACCATCCGTCTGCTCAGCAGGTTATCGACGCAGGCGCGAATGGCTGTTTGATGTACGGCGGCACGCCAGGTGATGGCCTGGGCAAGGATTTCACCGTCGCGCAGTATGCCGACTACAAGGCACGCGGATTGCTGACTGCGTTTGTCTACGAGAACTCGGCCAACGACATGGCCACCGGCATGGCTGGTGGCGCGGCGCACGCCGATGCCCTGCTGGCAGACTTGCACAACAAGGGCGTCGCCTCAATCGAACCGATCGGCGTTACCGTCGACGAGCACGTTACCGCGGCGAACATCCCGCTTGCGGTCCAGTACCAGACCGGCTTTTATCGGCGGGCGCTGGCTCTGGGATGGAGCGGTGCGCGGGGCGGCTACGGGTTCGCGGAGTTCCTGATCGCGATCCACGACGCGGGGGTTGCGGATTGGTATTGGGGAGCCGGCAATCTCTCGCTGCTGCCTGCCTATGTGAACATCTGGCAGGATAACACTGGCACGATTCTCGTGGGCGGTGCAGTTGATGACAAGGACTGGATTCGAGTTCCATTACCCACAGGAGGAAATATGGAACTAACCTATGCACTGCCAGACCCACTGTCCGTTGCTGGCTCGGGAACCGTTGCCGAGGGCCTGACCGTTGCACTGGACGGTATCGCGGGCAAACGCAACGGAGGCGCGCTGGCCAACGCGCTCGGCAACATCCAGGCCCAGCTTGTCACGCTGGCCAGTGCTGTCGCCGGAGCGAGTGCCCAGGAGAAAACCGATGCGGCAGCGACGATTACCGCCATCGGCAAGGTAGGCCAGCTCGATCCGACCGCGCTGGAGGCCGACCTGACCGCCGCGCTCAAGGCGCTGGGTTGGACCGCGCCGTCCACGCCCACCCAGACCGCAGCGGCGGTACTGGCCCTGTTCCAGTCCCAACTCGCCAAGCCGTAGGAGAATCTCGTGGACATCAACAACCTGATCAAGTTTTTCCGCACGCCACAGACCGCGATTTCCTTCCTGATCACTCTGGTCAGTCTCGGCGGTACGGTCGGCCTGCTCAGCACTGATCTGACCGCCGCGCTCAAGGCGGTGCTGATCGCGGCCCTGGGTCTGATCGCTGTGTTCACCCACTCCACGGCAAGCACCGCACTGGTGCGCAGAGCGCACGCCCAGGCGCTGAGCCGGGCACCGAACATTGAGGCCGGTGCGACCACCGACTGACCCCAGAACGTGCGCTCCGCCGGCTGCGCGGACGGCTCGCGTCGAGCGCACTCACGGCACCCCACCCGGGAAGGAGGAGCGGCCATCCCGGGTGGGGTGTCTCTTTGTCCAGAATGTACCCTACCGCTCTCGCCAGAAAACCGGCCCCAGAATTTTTTGCGCCCCTGACCTGCGAAAACGCAGTCGGCCCCTAATAGGGGTTGCGGTCTCCGTTGATGCGCCCTACCGTTGTGTCATCGCCCCACCAGACCAGCCACTCACCCGGCCAGGAGATGCGGAGCGCACGTTCTCTGAAAACTGAATGGTGGCCCGACACCGACAGACGTCCCCCGAGCAAGGGCTCGCATAGCGAGATCGATCCTGCCGAGGGCATCGAGGCATAACGCCAACATTTTCTCTTTCGTAAACCTCAACACCCACTTCCGTAAATGGAGTTCGCTATGACCACCACCGAAGACCTCCCCACGATCACCGTCGACGGCCGTACGAAGCTGGGCTGGATGCTCAGCACGTACGACGAGCTGTACGAGGTAAAAACCGTTCTCCGCAAGGAACTCGAAACCGCCGATCAACAGCTCACCGCGCTGGTCGACGAAATCAAGCTCGAAGCCGCCAAGAACGGCATTGCCGACGCGAACCTCGACAGCACCAAACTGGCCTACGTCCTGCGCCTGCGCACCACTCCCCAGCGCCGCATGACCGAGGCCGACCTGAAACGCTTCCGCGCCGACCACCCGAACCTGTGGCTGGCCTATAGCACCGAGAAGGTCGTCCACACCCTCCGCAGGCTGACCGGCGCTCAGTGGCGCAAGCCGAAGGCCGGTGCGTAATGCCCATCCGCTGCGGGCACTGCAGGAACTACCACGAGACAGTCGAGGCGGTGCGGGTCTGTTCCCGTGCACCGGGGCCGGTAACGACCACCACCGTCGAGCCGATCACCGAGGGCGTCTACCAGCACCCCGACGGCCTAATCTTCAAGGTCCAGACCAGTCGAGAGTCCGGACGTCTCTACGCCAAGATATTCTGCGACGTGCCCGGCGACAAGCCCAGGTTCGTTTTCCCCCGGTGCCTTGCGCGCCATCAAGGCCGAGTACCGTATGACCGCCGAGCAGGCCTCCGCATTCGGTGCGCTCTACGGGGTCTGCTGCAACTGCTTCCGCGAACTCACCCGCGAGGAGTCAATGCGCCGGGGTTACGGGCCAACGTGTGCGGAGAAGAACGCTTGGCCCTACGACCACGGAGCAGACTGATGAGATGTCGATGCGGCTATGACGCCAAAGGCGAACTCGATCTGGAAGAACATGTCCTGGCTATGATGCACGTCGACGACGGATCAAGCCACGGAGCGGACTGACAGACCATCCGAATAGCAGTAAATCGGTAGGGGAAGATGCCGGCGCGGGTTGGTGAGACCTGCGCTGGCACCCCACAACGGAAGAAAGAGTGCTGATGCCCAACAATGTCGACGGCGACGCGGGATTCGGAACCTTCTGTCTGCTGCGCGTCTTCGCGTTCATCGCGGCGACCGTGGCCCTGGCCGTAGCTTTCACCTGAATCATTAATGCGTTCGTCCGGAGATCAACACCAGCCAACACTCCCCCGTCGGCTACTCCGGGCGCGTGGCCCGCGGAGCCTGTTTCTCCTCCCCCGAGGACAGGCTGTCTGGAGCTTCGAAACTCCCTGCGGGACGAGGGCAGCGGTGGCTTCCTGCCGGATGACGCCGGTTATAAGGTCGCCCGAAGCGCAGTCTGTTGGCCAGTCTTGTCACAGGGCTGGAGGCTGCGTGAAGTTCCGGCCCCATTCGCTCGACGAACTCCACCGGAGCCGCTGCCTCACTCTGTCAGATCGGAGAATTTCTGTGGAAAAAGAAGGTTATCGAGGCGTTCCACTCCCGTCGGACTGGATCTACTACGGGTACGAGCAACGCAACGCATGGCACGGAGGTGTCGACGCCGCGCTCGCCGCCTGTACGCCGAGTGTCGAGGTTCGCAACAGTGTCGGCACCACCGCACCGGGCGCGACGGTGATTCAGGCCGGGAACATCGACAACGGCATCAGATTCTGAAAGGAGGTGGCTGTATCGAGCGCTCGTTCCTGACGTACTCGCCTGTTAGGTTGTAACTCGACATCCGCAGCACGAGTGGGTGTCGAGCTATCCGAACAGGAAAGTGTTGGTAACTGTCAACCTCATCAACCTCATCAGGGTCAACAACCCAACTGGACACCGTACGGTGAAGTGCCCCTCCAAGCGTTAGGGGCAAGGAACCCAGTCCCGTTCGAGTCGGGCTACGGTGGCGGAAGCGGAAGGTCTCGTCGAGATACGCAAGTAGGCCCAGGAGAATCCGTCCTGAACGGTGTTAAGTCAAGGTCGAAAGTCCTCGCGGTAAGGCTACGCTTCAAGAATGGAGAGTGCTCAGGAGTCCGGAGGATTGCCAGAGGTGTTCGGGATGACATTTTGGCAATCCACAAGGTAACTGAGGTCGTGTTGATCAGACCCGTCGAACGCCGAAGGACCGCGGAACGGCGGCCGGCGGTGAACTGCGGGCGACCTTTGCAACCGGAGGAAGGCCGGTCGCTCTCCAAACGCAGCCGGACGCGCAGTTGCTCGCGCTCCGCGCGTCCGGCACTCGCCGCACTAGCTCAACGGACAGAGCTTCGGTCTACGGAACCGAGCGTCGAGGTTCGATTCCTCGGTGTGGCACTGAAAGGGGGCTGTTTCATGCCAGAAAGAATGCCTCCGGTGGTCCTTCCGGATCGCTATCAAACCGAGTCCGAACCAGTTTACAACGAACGCGTGTACCGATGGAGATGTTGGCTGGCGACAGAGCCCCGGCCGTTTCTGTGGTACGCTTCCGAGAATGAAGTTAAGGCCTATAAGAACTGGACTACCAGCAACCCAATACTTTAGGGGTCCGGGGCCACGCCGGATGCCTGGGCTCCCCAGATACAGCCCGAACGGCCAGCACTGCACGCGGGAAACGTGCTTCGAGCGGCAGCCCACATTTCAGTATGGGTACAGTGGCACGCACCGCCGTTCGTACATGGACCGGACGGCGGTGCCCAACTTGTCCTGCGCCAGACCGGACAGCCGACTCGTGCGCAGCGCGGGTACGGCGAAGCGGAAGAACTACCTACAGCGAACTAGGAAGGTCCCGACGCAGTCGAGGTTGTTCGCCCTCGACATCTGGCTCTTAAAGTTCCGAGGTGCGTGAACGCATATCGGGATATCCGGGAGGAGACGAGTAGCGCCGTTTCGGGCTTCAGTGCCCACTCGCATAAGCGTGCACCCGGTGAGGCTGCTTGAGGAGGCGTCATCAGGAGCAATCCTCCTGACTCAGCCAAAGATTCAAGCAGCCGACTCTCGCTAGCTCAGTAGGCAGAGCAGCCGACTTTTAATCGGCGGGTCGCTGGTTCGAGCCCAGCGCGGGAGACGTGTCCGAACGAGAGGAAGGGCATGGATGAAGTAGCACAGTTACGTCAGTTCGCGCTGAGTGAAGCGGTCAAGCTCCACAAGGACCGTGAGTTCACCGGAACACACACGGCCGCCGGCCAGGTTGTCGCGGCGGCCGAGAAGTTCTTCGGGTTCCTGAACGAAGCGGCGCCGACCGCTCGCTTGGCTTTCTCCATCGTCCTGATCACCGACCAGGCCACCGGCAGTCCCAGCCCCCACCAGTACAGCGGAGGAATTCCTACCATGCTCGACACCGAACAGTTGGTCATCGCGGTCCAGGCCGAGGACAGCAAGGGTGCCCCCACGTCGGACTCGCTGACCTGGAGCGCCCCCGGCGACGTGACCGGCGCCGTCCTCACGCCCTCGGCGGACACCATGTCCTGCACGGTCGCTGCCGGCACGCCGGGTATCGTCCCGGTCCAGGCCGTCGACCCCAACGGTGTGACCGGCCTGTCGCCGGTGACCGTCACTGCGGGTGCGGCCACCCAGCTCGTCCTCACCCAGGGCACCCCGACCCCCCAGGGCGCCTGAGCCGGTCGCCGCGCGACCAGTGAGCCGGTCGCGCGGCAGCGGTGGGCTATTTCGAATCCTGGTGTCCCAGCAAGGAAAGGAAGCCTTCGGTGATCTTCCGCACCAGCTCCTACAGCGGCGGCGACAACGGCTCGCAGTGCGTGGCCGTCGCCCGCACCACTCGCGCCAGCGCACTCCGCGACAGCAAGAGCCCGGCCACGGGCACGCTGACCGGCGCGCCCACTCTCCTCGGCGATCTGGTCGGCGCCATCCGCGCAGGGCAGTTGACGCGGATCTGAAAACCCCTTGCGCCCTACTAGGACCTCGGGTAGAGTTCCACTTGTAAGTCTGGACGCCGCCTCTGCGCCTCTGCGCCTCGCATGCGGCACCGGACACGGCTTAGCTTCGGTTCCGCTGTCTTGCTGCTGGGGTTCCTTCTTCGGTGAATAACACCTCGGCGCACTTTTTCTCGGAACCCAATAACTCAATAAGTTGTTCCCGCTGTCTTGGACTAGGGATACTTCAACTGAAATCGTGTGTTGCGGGTTCGAACCCCGCCGCTGGGCGTACCTTCGGATGGCCCGGCGTAGCTCAATTGGCAGAGCAACGGCCTGAATCGGCGCAAGCCGGCCTTCGTCCGATTTTTCTCGGGAACTCAGCTTCAGGAGTCCGCTGTCCAGGTTGGGGTTACTTCCACTTCTAATGGGTTTTGTCGCCTCGATCGCCCTTTTCTCGGACTCGCGCTGAGTCCCCTCCAACCGCCCAGGAGGGATCGATCGCATGAGTAAGTTCAATAAGCCCGGCTCGCGTCCGTCGAGTGAGTCGCCGGTGTACGCCGAGTCGACGCCATCTGGGCGAACCGCGCTGGGAGCGCCGGGTTACGCGCGAGACGCGCAGTCCGAGCTGTTTTTGCTGGGGGTAACGAATTTAGTTACCGAAGACGCGTTCCACGAGTCCGCCGCGCAGCGCGATAGCCGGTTCGCCGAGCTGGTGCGGATCGTGGCCCCGGTCGAGCCGGACTGGACACGCCGTTTCATCCGCTGGCTTCGGCACGATGTGGGTATGCGCTCGGCGCCGTTGGTGCTGGCCAACCACGCGGTCAACTCGGCGCTTCCGGAGGGTCTTTCCGGTCGGCATTTCGTCAGCGCCGCATTGGACCGGGCCGAGGAGCCGGGCGAGGCGCTGGCGTACTGGCAGCAGGCTTGGGGGCGGAAGATGGCAATCTCCTGGCGGCGCGGCGTCGCCGATGCGGCCACTCGGCTCTACACCCAGCGGTCGCTGCTGAAGTGGGATTCGCCGGACAAGCCGATGCGCTTCGGCAAGGTCATCGAGCTGACGCACCCGACGCCGCGGGACGCTGAGCAGGCCGCGCTGTTCCGCTACGCGATGGATCGGCGGTTCAAGGGCAACGACGCGGATATCCCGCGCGAGCTGGAGATTGTGCACTACCACCAGAAGCTCATGGGCTGGCCGGTGGCGAAGCGTCGGGCGCTGTTCGACAAGCCGGGCGCAGCCGACAAGCTCTGGCGGGCCGGCATGACGTGGGAGAAGGTCTCGGGCTGGCTCCAGGGTCCGCTGGACGCCACCGTCTGGGAAGCGTTGATTCCGGTGATGGGCTACGCAGCCCTGCTGCGGAACCTGCGCAACTTCGACCAGGCCGGCGTGCGGGACGAGGTGGCCGAGCTGGTGCAGGCGCGGCTGGCCGATCCCGTGGAGGTGCTGCGGGCGCGGCAGTTTCCGATGGCTTACCTCTCGGCCTACCGGGCGACGTCGGACTCGCTGCGCTGGGGCCACGCCCTGGAAAAGGCGCTGGGCCTGTCCCTGGCCAACATCCCCGAGTTGACCGGCCGCACGTTGATCCTGGTCGACACCAGCACCAGCATGCGCGATGGTTTCAGCAAGGACGGCACGGTTAAGCGCTGGGATGCGGCGGTGGTCTTCGCTCTCGCCCTGGCCTCGCGGTGCGCACAAGCCGACGTGGTGTCCTTCTCCTCCAACGCTCGGTACATGGGAGACCCGCCTGGTGCGAACACCAAGCATTTCGTCTCGCGCCCCGGCGAATCTCTGCTACGCGGCATCGAACGCTGGGACAAGGGAGGCTACTTCCTGGAAGGCGGAACGGCCACCGGCGAGGCGGTGCGCAAGCACTTCCATGCCGAAGACCACAAGCGCGTGGTCATTCTCACCGACGGCCAGTACCGGGGCATCAACCCGCACGAGCAGCTTCCGCGGAGCACGCCGCTCTACACCTGGAACATAGCCGGCTACCAGTACGGCCACGCGCCGGCCGGCGGCCACAACCGGCACGAGCTCGGCGGCCTGACCGACCGGGGCTTCGAGATGATCCCGCTTCTGGAACGCGGCCAGGACACCGACTGGCCGTTCTGAATCGACCAAGGGAGACTGCATGACGGACCCAACCTCCAATGCCGACTTCGCCGTGAACGACCGCGTCTACCTGGATGCGGTCAACCAGGGTAACGGCACGGTCACCAGCTCGGACGACACCGGCATCGGCGTGCACATGGATGACCCGAACATTCCCGACCAGTTCACGAACTACCGCTACCTCACGCACATCTGATCGGCCCGCCAACCAGCCACAGCCCCCGTGTGCCAGCGCACCGCGGGGGCTGTGGCGTTACACGAGGAGAAATTACGGTGATTACCTTTCCGGAAACCCTGCTGCTGACCGTCCTGCTCGGCATCCTGACGTGGATCGGCCACATGAGACAGACCGGCAAGCCACCCTGGATGACCCAGTTCAAGGCCGACCTCACCGACACCCTGGCCCGAGTCGACACCGCCCTGGCCGAACTGTGGACACGCGCCGCCGACCTCTACAGCATCGGCCTGATCGTCCTGACCGACGCGATCGAGCAGACGCGCCTCGTGCAGGCCTATGAGTACGTCGGCCGCCACCAACCGCACCTCGGCAGCGTTTCTGTCGCCAAACTCCTGGGCATCGAGGGCGCCTCGGTGAACTGGGCGCAGGTCCTGCGCGACATGAACGAGGAGATCAAGCGCGAGAACCACGCCCGCTGGGCGGCGATCGCATGAACGAGCCGCAGCGCTATGCACTCGTCCAAGACGGCGACTGCCATTGGTACGTCATTGAAGCCGAGCACGTCGAGGAGTTCTACGAACTGGACGACGACGCGATCAATGACGGCCAACCGTGGCTGTGGCAGGTTGGCGGCGCACCGAACCAAGTCACGTTCACAGACCCGACGATCTTCGGCGAGGCGCTTCGATGACCGCTTCCACTGAAGATTACTGCGCCCTCAACGACATGCCAGCCTCGATGTGCGCCCACTGCCGCGGACACCTGAGCGTCGAGGAGCAGGTCGCCGCCGAACACACCGACCCAGCACTCGTCCCGCCGGCCGCCTCCGGCTGGGTGCGGGCGCTGTACTCCGGCGCCTGCAACGGCTGTGGCGAGCCGATCCACGTCGGCGACTGGATCACCCACGACCCGACTTCGGAGTACCGCGCGTTCTGGCTGGGCGTCTGTTGCGCTGAGGCAGCTCGGTAGGGTACATTCTTGCTACCACCAACCAAAGGAGTTCGCCGTGCACCGCACCGCACGCCGCAAGCGCTTCGCCGGCTACCGCCGGGTCCTCAACCAGTACCAGAAGCTCGGCTACGTCGGCGCCGAGATCCAGTTCCGCGCACACGACCGCCTGAACTGCGCGCCTGAGCTGGGCGTTCATTTCCGCTGGACTGTGCGGGCGAACCGGCCCGGAGACCTGTCGATCCTCGGCGGCCAAGTCGACCGGTTTGGTCTGCGTTATCTCAAGATCATACATCCCACCGAACTGCGGAGGGACTGCGTGGTACTTCAGGAAACCCCAGAGTCGACGGGCTCCGCGATGCAGCAGGTTGATCTCTCCGGCATCAAGGCAGAGTTCGAGCAGAACGCGAGCGCCTACGCAGCGGAGGAGCTGGGGTTCATGTCCGGTCGCATTCACGCCGAGGTGCCCGAGCAGTACCAGCTCGACGTCGATCGAGCGATCGCGCTGGCCCAGGAGATTCTGGACCGCAAGGATCGGGGCTGGGCGCCGAAGTGCCGCCACCGCGCCGGCTTGGACGGCACCTGCCGGTTCAAGCGCGACGTGCTGCTGGCCTTCTGGCGCTGGCTCCAGGCGCTGTCGATCGAGGAGACCGGCTCGATGCTTCAGGTGCCGGAGATTGTCATTCGTGCGAGGAGCGAGGCGTGACCGTCGGACAGTTCGTCGAAGACCTGGCCGGAACTTTGGCATGGCCGATTGCCGTTGTCATTGTGATGCTGCTCGTAGCACATTGGATAAGGAAGCCGTGAAACTCATCATCTCCCTCGTGGTCTTCGCGGTAATTCTTCTCGGTCTCGCTCTCCTGTTTCCGCACCAGGGCAACGAGGTCATCAACTGGATCGTCAACAGGGCGAAGGGACATTGATGGACACGAAGCGAGCGATTGCCGACCAGCACACGATCCTGCGGACGCAGGTCGGCTCGGGACTGCACGGGACGGCGATCTCCGGGCAGGACGACCGCGACGAGATGGGGATCTGCGTCGAGCCGCCGGAATACGTGCTCGGGCTGGAGCGGTTCGACCAGTACGAGTTCCGCTCCCAGCCGACGGGCGTGCGGTCCGGTCCGGGCGACCTTGACTTGGTCGTCTATGGATTGAAAAAATGGATGCGCTTGGCCGTCGCCGGCAATCCAACCATCATCCTGCCGCTGTTCGCGCCGGAGTCGGAGGTGCTGGTCAACACACCCTACGGCGAGCGCCTGCGCCAGCAGGTGCCGACGCTGCTCTCGCGCCAGTGCGCGGACCGCTACCGCGGCTACCTGGAGAGCCAGCGCGCCCGGCTGATGGGCTTGAAGTCCACTGGCACCAATCGGCCTGAACTGATCGAGCTGTACGGTTTTGACACGAAGTACGCCATGCATATGGTCCGTCTGGGCATCCAGGGTATCGAGCTGCTGACCACCGGCCGCATCACGCTGCCCGTCCCCGCGCCTCACCTGACGCTGTTGCGTGACATTCGCGTCGGCAAGCTGACTATGCAGGAAACCCTGGTGATCGCCGATGAATTCGACGCCGAGCTGCTGCGCCTGCGCACTGAATCGCCGCTGCCCGAGGAAGTGGACCGAGCCAAGACCAACGAACTGTTGATCGAGATCTACGAAGCAGCGTGGCACACCAAGCCGGACCCCATTGTATTTCCGCTCAGTGCGGACTGGCCCTACTGACGCTCGACGGGAGGATCGATGTATCACGGCAAGACAGACCAAATCCACAAGCGCAACCAAACCTTTCCTCGCTTCTCGCTGTGCGGAATGGAGCGAATCACCGACCAGAACCTGACGCACCGCTGGGAGCGCGTCAACTGCGGCAACTGTATCGCCCTTCAGCAGACCTCCACTGTGGAGAGCATTGCCAGCCCTGGCACCGAGCAGGACCGCCAGCTCTACGTGGACAGCAGCCAACCTTCCACGGTGTGGGAGCGCGTCGAGGTGTGGGAGCGCGACGAAATGTGGCCGCTGTCGATCCGCGGTACCCGGCTGCCCCTCGCGACCGCGCCGACCTACGCGCAGGTGAACGCCACGGAGGGGCCGCTGGTGCGCATCCAGGAAATCGAGCTGCTGTGGCGCTACGTGCGGCACCTGGAGACCCGGATCGGAGACGGAAACCTATGAGCGCCGAAGACGAGCCGCAGTTCGTACCGCCCGCGCTCGGTGAGTTGCGGCACTGGGCGGCGAAGATGGGCTGGGAATCCGACGAGACGTTCTTCGAGACCAGCTACCGCTTCCGTGCCTGGCGCCTGGAGGGCGAACGCCTGCATCTGATCTGGCGCGAGCGCTATTTCGTGCCGGTGGAATCCTGGCTGGAGACCCCGCAGGCCGATCCGCGCCTCGCGGTTCCCGACCCGGCCGCCGCGATCTGTGCGCTGCGCGTGCACGAGCAGACCTTCGACTTCAGTGCCATGGACGACGGCCAGGTGCTCGACCACCTCTACACCAAGAAGATCACTTGGCTGAACTCCTACACCGACCAGACCGAACAGGCCGTTGTCCCCGCCTCGCGCAGCACGCGCCTGTCGGTCAGCCGCATGGGCCGGCGTTTCCTCACTTTCGCCGACACCGCCTTTCGCTCGGTCGCGCTCGATGCGATCACCGACATCAAGTAGGGAACCGCTCGATGCGTCACGTCCTCATCCGCGCCATGTTCGTCTTGGGACTGGTGGTCGTGCTGTTCTTGATCGCCAAGCACTTCGACCCCTCTATCTTTCAGCCAGCTAAGTAGGGTACATTGAGCGCATGATAACGGTGGAGAAGCAGGACAACCGCATCCTGCTGTGGGCGCCCTGGACACCTGACGCCGACCTGTTCGAGGAGCGCAAGCGCCGCTGCAAGCTGGTCGACGGCAACCGGTGGGTCAAGACGCAGAAGGCCTGGTCCTATCCGCTGGAGTGGTCGACGTGCCTGGAGCTGCGGCAGGTCTGGGGCGCCGAACTGCTGATCGGCCCTCAGCTCACCGCCTGGGCGACCGCCGAGAAGCAGCGCCGCGCCGAGCTGGCCGATATCGCCAAGCAGTCCTCTTTCGACCTCGTCCGCGTGCAGCGGGAAGCGCCGGAACTGGCCGAGGCGATGATGCAGCGCACCTACCAACAGGTCGGCGCGGCATTTCTGGCCCGGCTGAAGCACGGTTTGCTGGGCGACCAGCCCGGCTTGGGTAAGACGCTTCAGGCGATGGCCGCTGTGATCGAGTCCGGCGTCGAAGGCGTTATTCTGGTGGTGGCTCCGGCAACGGCGGTCCGCGGGACCTGGCTGCCGGAGATCGAGAAGTGGTTGCCCGGCGACGCGGTATGGGCCTGCACCGGCACGCGTGCGCACCGGATCAGGGTTATCCAGCAATGTCTCTTTGCACGGCCGGAGTCCGGTCGTCGGTGGCTGATTATCAACCCCGAGATGCTGGAGGTCGGCCACGACATCACCAAGAAGAAGGTGGTCGTCGGCCACCGCGACATCTACTACCACGACCTCGACGCCTTCTCTTTCGCGCACATTATTGTCGACGAGTCGCACCGAATGCTGATCACCCGCACCGCCAAAGTCAAGGACCAGCCGTACGTGCGGCAGGGTCTTGGCGCGCTCCAGGTGGTCGAGGGTGGTTTGCGGCTGGCAATGTCCGGCACGCCGATGCGCGGCAAGCAGGTCAACCTGTGGGGGACGCTGAACTGGCTCCAACCGCAGCGGTACACCTCGTTCTGGCGGTGGGTGGAGAAGTGGTTCGAGTGCTGGGACGACCCGGTGCAGGGGGATCGGGTGATCGGCGACCTCAAACCGCACCGCGAGCAGGAATTCCACCGCGAGCTGGACTCGGTCATGCTGCGCCGCACCAAGGCCGAGGTCGTGCCGGACCTGCCGCCGAAGCTCTACGCCGGCCGACGGTTGAAGAACCAGACCAACGGCGCGGCTGGCATCTGGCTGCCCATGACGCTTGAGCAGAAGCGCTGCTACGCCGAGATCCGCCGAGATGCCGCCGCGACCCTGGACGGCGGCACTCTGATGGCCAACGGCGTGCTCGCCGAGCTGACCCGACTGCGTCAATTCGCGGTCTGCGCCGCGAAGCTGGACGAAAACGGCGACCTGCGTCCTACGCTACTCAGCAACAAGTTCGAGTGGCTGGTCGCCTGGTTGGCTGAACGCGGTATCGAGCGCGACGGCGAAGGCGAGTCCAAGGTGATAGTCGCCAGCCAATTCTCGCAGGTGCTCGACTTGTTCTCGGCCGAACTGAACAAACTCGGCATCGACACCCTGATGATCACCGGCGTCGTCTCGGGCGCCCGCCGCGAAGCCGCCAAGACCAGTTTCCAGTCCGACGGCGGCCCGCGCGTCATGCTGCTCACCACCACAGCGGGCGGGGTCTCCCTCACCCTCGATGCGGCCGACGACGTGATCTTCCTCGACGAAACCTGGATTCCCGACGACCAGGAGCAGGTCGAAGATCGATCGCATAGGGTGTCTCGCATGCACCAGGTGACAATCTGGTACGTCCGCTCGCTCGGTACCGTCGAGCACCAGATCGCTACCGCCAACATCGAGGCCGACGACCTTCAGAAAACCCTACTTGACGGCCGCCGAGGCGTCTCCATCGCCCGGCAGCTCCTCGACGACCCGAAGGAAAAGTGAGTTCCGTGGAACAAATCAGTAAGCGCCTGATTAATTGGGCGTCCATTCTGGAGCCAAACACCCGCGCGCAAGCCGAGACGACAGCGTCGATGCCGTTCATCTATCCGCACCTC